GCCGCGCAGCACAACCAATAAACCAATCATGTACGGAAAGGAATACAGATGGCCGATGCGAGAATCACGGTAAACTTCACTCCCGCAGAGTTTGATCTGATCCGAGAGTCTTTGGAGTGGGCACGTAGCAACCACGAACGGACTTCCAGGGATAACGAGAACGAGCGCATTTTGCGCGACCAGGCACGGAAGGACGCTTTCCTCCTCGGAGAGATTCTAGGCAAGCTCAAGTAGGGACTTGACAAATCCTGGTAAGTGTGGTACAATGACTTTAGTGCAGTCATGTCGGCTGCACTGAGCTACGGTGACCGAATACATACGAAGTGCCTCGGGTGGACAAGCCCGGTTAGTAGGAATCGTAGCTCAGTGGAGTCGGCAACAAGGGTGTCGGCCCAGACAAGGGAGGTAAGACGGTATGAGCCAGGAGACAATGGAGTGGCTCAACCTGAACACTCTGATTGGGTTTAGTGAAAAGCGTGGAAACGCTTGGCACTATCGTCAGGAGCTTCAGGGGATCGAGTCAAACCATTATGTCGGCCCGGTTCCGGTTGACGACGTTTTGCGTCGTCTGTTCAACTTTGAAGTCGTGGATTCTCCCATGTACATTCGCAAGCCTACGGGCGAGTACGTGGAGATTCCAGGCCGCAAGGCTGTCGTCCGAGACGATAACGGTATTGTTCTCGGAGTCTTCAAGGATGGCTACCGGGGTCATCAGTATCAGGAGTGGCTGCTTGAGAACGTTGCAACCATTCTGGACGATGATCTTGGTATCGGTTCGGCGGGTCTTCTCAGGTACGGTGGACAGGCATGGGTTTCTGTCGAGGTTCCTGAGAATATCACTACACCTGAAGGTGTAGAGTTTCGTCCTAACCTTCTCGCTGCCACGTCTTTCGATGGTACTCTCGCAACCACGTTCAAGCGTGTTCGCACGGACGTAGTTTGTGACAATACCCGTGACATGGCACTCGGTGAGGAGGGTCAGCAGTTCAAGGTTAAGCATACAAAGTATTCAGGCTATCGTATCAATGACGCACGTGAGGCTTTGCAGATCGTGCATCAGATGGCCGATGAATTCGCAGAGGAGGTTGCTAACCTTACTGCATGGAAGGTGTCTGACGAGCAGTTTCTTAAGCACCTTCAGATCATGATTCCCGTGAACGATGAACTGTCCAAGGTTGCAATGACCAAGGCAGAGCATAAGCGAGCGGACATTGTGAATCTGTACAACAATGACTTGCGTGTGGCACCGTGGAGAGGTACAGCGTTCGGAGTTTCCGCAGCGTACAATACGTGGAGACTTCATCTTGGTACGATCCGCAAGGGTGTGCCTAGGCAGGTTCGCAACATGGAGAACCTGATCAATGGAAAGAACGGGCTTGAGGATACGCACGTTCTTGAGGTTCTCGCGGAAGTGACCGCGTAGCGGTCACGAAAATGCGGAGAGTGTACGTCAGGTCGAATACGTCGTCGTGCGGGATTGAAGCCCCGCGTCCCATGACTGAAAACAGGGATCAGCCTGGTATCCACCGATCCGTACACTCTCCGTATAAATCTTCAGGAGAGAGAATCGGAACAATGAGAATTGAAACTCAAAGCCGTTATGATACTACTGTGTACAGTGGTAATTGTGGGTTCTCTCGCAGAAAGCAATCCTCGCCAATCAGTAGTTGAAAGACACAGCGAGATACTTGAGACAGAGTTGGTAGTTTCACAACTTCCCCCACTTGCTCAGGTAAAGCTGTTAACACAGTCTCTAGTCACCCTAGCAACATTCAAGGCAAACAAGTATTGGGGTGGCACTCGTTGTACAAGTATCAAGTACAACTACCATTTGCTACCGGATAGTCAGATAGCAGCAGCACGATGGTATTCGTACAAGCGAAGTTCTGCTAAGTATTTCCAGTGTTCAGTTACGTTCAACACCAATCCTCAGAAGGTAGAGATATCCTTCTACCATTACTGCGGTGCTCTGATCCATGAGTTTGGTCACCTTGAGGGCTACCATCAGATAGGTGGACTGGACGATGGATCGCATGCGCGTAACAAGCGGAACATCATGTATCCTGTGCTGTCGGATGCCAATATCCCCGAAACGTGCAAGGCACGAATATTTCCGTAACCAAGGGAGATACAAAATGAGCGACACAATTCGTATGGAGATTGAGCTTGAAGACCAGTCAGATAAGCCGCCGACAATCCTGCTAGGTTTTGAGATTGGATCGGCAACGCTAGATGATGGTCGCAAGCTCAGCATTACAGGATCAGGTAGAAAGCTTCGGTTTGAAGTCTTCAACACCGAGAGTCGCAAGATGATCAAGCAGTATGATCTTGACCTGACTCCGATTGCATCGGAGGTTGCACACCGATGAGATACTCATGGACACAGCCGTGTTGCATGTCCTGTTGGGATGAAAGAAATCCGAATCGTCCAGCAATTCAAATGCGTGCGCCTACCCGCGTACTTGAAACTTGCGTGTATTGCGGTAGCGATACTAACGATGGTATCTACGTTCGTCTTGATCCATCAACCGCACCGCATCCTACGTTGACCAAGGATGAAAGTATATGATCGACCAAGCTACATGCAGGCTATACGTGGGCGGCACAGTCGAGGTAGAATTAGAGGATCGTGTCTATCCTGACCGCACGTGTGGACAGTACGAGGCAGGATGGTGGGTCTACGATGTTGACGTTGCACCCGACAAGCATCCGATTGAATACTTCATGAGCGAGTCGGGAATTCTGTATGACTTTGACATTGTATCCGGCAGCTTCACACACCCCTGTGGGATTTGGCCGAAGCAGGCTCGCCGCATACGTGAGCAAGAAGCAAAGGACGAGCTAATCGAACGGAGCTTCGATGCCTACCGTTAGTAGCGATATTGTGGATGCCATTCAAGATTTCGGTATCGCAATCCTGATCTTTTACGTGATTCTGATTCACAACAAAATGTTGGATATGCAAGATGATATCGAGCGTATCCTAGAATCCAAATGGTTTCCAGAACCAAGGGAGGTAAGTGAAGATGAAGTATAAGGAAGCACAGGAGCTTGCGGCAGGTCTGCGTGAGCTTGCAGATTTCGTGGATGCTCATGGAGTTGAGCTTCCCACGTTTACGCTTAATTCAACGTACAATTTTTTGTACGATGACTACAACGGTCGTACTGCGAAAGAGAAGGCACGTATCTGTGCCAAGACTCTCGCTAAGGGTGGCCGCGCCGATAAGAACTTTGAAGGTAACTATCTTGAGTTGTCTCGGAACTTCGGCCCGATCAAGGTTGAGTTCAATGTCGCACGTGAGCAAGTCTGCAACAAGCGTGTTGTGGAAGTTATTGAGCATCCCAAGCGCGTGATTAAAGCATGGAAAGAGGAAGTTGTCGAATGGGATTGCATCGATCCCCTGTTGAAAGCGAGCTAAATATGAAAGAACTAGCTAAGAGTCATTGGTCGCCACCTGATACAGTTTCAAGTAGAGAGGCTGACGTGTTCGACCATAAGCATAGGGATCGTGTGGATTTCCTAAATCCTATCGCTATGTCACAACTTCAGACAGCGGTGAAAGCAAAGAAGAAAACGGTAATCCTCAACGGTGAGAAGTTCGACATTACCTATGGGATTATCTATCACTCCAAAGTCACAGAGGATTACGAGCAGATCAAGCTTAAGCGATCCGATGGAAGCTATGCGCCTATGGCTTATGTGAGACTAAGCAAGATTCTCGCGTATGACTTTGAGGAGGATAAGCGGTGAGCGAGGCTGAGCCGCTGTTTGAAGTAATCAGCGGAGACGAGTTTCGCAAGGAATCAATCTCGCGTACAAGACGTGAGGTTGTCACGGAGCCAAGACTTCAGACGATATGGTTTGCACTACCGACAGAACCAGGGTGGTGTACTGTCCGTATTCATAAAGAAATACAAAGTTTGCTATCCCCGGAGAAACGTGTGATACGTGATCAATACCCGGTGAGACATGTCTTTGAGATTAGTCCTGGCTTGTTCGTATGCCGAGATTGCTTTATGGCCGAGGCTGACAAGGAATGAAAGTCATTGTTTTTGAAAAGGAAAACAGTCTGCGTGTTTTAGTGGATGATGAAGATTATCCACTCCTGTCTCGGCACAAGTGGTATCCGATGCGTGTGCGTCAGAGTGATAAAGTGTATGCACAGCGTAGAGTCACGTCATTTTGCACAGAACTAATGCATCGCTTAATACTTGGTATGCCTCCATCCGGCATGGTTATCGATCATATCAATAACAATGGTTTAGATAACCAGAAAGAGAATCTGCGCTTTCTACTAAATGCCGAAAATATCCGACGACGCTACGAAGATAACCCTGATACGGGTATCAAGCTCAAGGTGGATAAAATCGAGAATCCGTGGCAAGCGCAGGTTTCTCTAGGTGGTAAAACTCGTCACGTGGGCTACTTTCCAACTAAGGAAATTGCTATAGCCGCACGTGATAAAGCTATTGAGGACTATCTTCGGGAGAACCAATGAACGAGACTCCCACCATCTTCTATCATATGACTCGCATGTACGACGAACTTGAGTCACGTGCAGCACTTGACAGCGATGGTAAACTAAAGTTTGAGGGATCGAAAGTTGAAGCCTTCCGCGCTCTGAACGTGAGCCAGGGCTATTACACAGAGATATTCGACTCCCTCACAGAGATGGGTTGTATTGAGCAAGTGAGGCGTGGAGCAGGGCATCAGGGTACCGTGATCTTCCTGCACCACAAACCCACGATGGATCAATTTACACAAATCTATCGGGGTGTCTTGACAAAAGCCTCCCCGCTTGATACGATCCGTCAACAGATAAACGACGTGAACAGGAGGTTGCCTGACATAGACCTTAAGAGTTTCATTTTGAGTCTTGATCAGAGGCTAGGAGCAATCGAGGCGCGACTAGACCAGATCGAGCGCAAGGCTAAAGGGAGGAAATAGATTTGCCTCGTAGACGTAGTACACAATCCACAAGCACTACAAACGAAGGAGAGACAATGAGCGATACGGCAGTCGAGAATCTCTTTGAGGAGATTTCGGCAGACGAGTGGCGCGAGGAGGGTGGCGGCGGCTCTGCGGAGCGTGGCCTCTACACGAAGGTTCTCGTTCAGTTCCACACTGGCGGTAAGCGGTATGCACGGATTCCGATGAATCGTGGCGTGTTCAATGGAAAGAAGTCTTCCTCGGTTGCTACGGCACTGAAGAATGCGAAGGATTCCAAGAACGCACCTGACGGACTCGACACGATCAAGGTGTCTTCGCGTGGCGCGAATGACGAGAAGGGTATCGTCGGAATGGTGTTCCTTGAGAACACCGCTGTTTCGGACGAGAGCTAATCTCACTTAGTTGAATGAAGGGTGTCATGCAAAATTACGAGGCAAGTAGCGTGACACCCTTTGTTGAAATAACGGAGATTAACATGTGGCAACTCAATTATCATAACCGTCCTGACTTTCTCGATTATTTCGAGGACGAGCAGGACTACGTGGATGCCATGTTCATTCTCATTGTCTACCAGAACTTCGGCATCCTGCTTCGGCAGGATATGCTGATGCAAGATTGGGAGCCGACGGGCGACCATAGGGGTGTGGCTGAATAACGTCAGCACGATGGCGTAAAGCACTACCGGCTCAGACATGAGTTCTCCGAATGGGGGAAACGGTAGGTTTCGGGGTTATTGATTATCTAATGGTAATCGTGCCCCCGGTTGTGGGTAAATCCATAATCCCACCATCCCACTAATTTCTAAGTTCGGGGGTAATGACGAGTACGGAGTTATGGCGACTAGCTCAGCGGCCAAGTCCATGACCGAGGAAAGGCTTTGCCCCCGAAGTTTGTGAGCGACCAAGGGAGGTTACATGCTCACGTGGGACGAGACAAAAGCGGCTGTGCATGAGGCACAGACAACTAGCAAAGAGGATTTTGAGCGGCATCTTGCAGACTATATCGTGCAGGATGCAGTCGGAAAGCTCATCGATGATTACGTGAAGATCACCTTTGCGCGGTACGGTGGAGTCAATGAGGAAACTGCCGAAATCGTAGCTCACGAAGCTGCAATATTTATGACCGGAGTGCAGGTTGGCTGGTACATGGCCGAGCATGCATTCAAACGATCATGAGTAGGCATGATCAGGGCTGGCAGTGTGCGCTAGATACACAGATGGATCAGTTGAAGTGGCAGAAGCAACCTTTTGCCGAGAGACTGACCCGTAACTTCTTTGAAACTGTACTAGAGAAGACGAACGCACCTGCCGGTGCGATAGTTAACGATGTTAACACACTGACCAGAAATATCAGTGAAGTCCTGTGGCGTGGTGATACGATGTACGTCACACAGGACATGCAGCACCTAATGATACAAGCTGCACACGATCTGCCTGAAGACTACCGATGGGATATGCACACTCTACTGTGCCCCTTCGGATTCTGCATGCTAGAGGAAACAATCTATGGCGAAGACGTACACGGTGAGACACTTGGTATGTCTGCAATGTCATGGAGCCTCTTGCGTCACAGCGATGATCAGCAAGTGCTAGCAATATACTTCTGGACTTCGACCAGTGACGTAGTAGATGCAGTCAATACCAAATTGATACCGAAGATGCGCGCAGATGGGTTAGCCATAGGCCCACTCATGCTGAGTCACTACTATCTACTAGGTGACGGAGAAAGCGTGACCCCTGGTAAGGATGACAACAACCCACAGGGGAGCGACCTTGTAGATGCAACTCTAGGATTGTTTGCGGCCATGAACATCTTGGCTCACCAGACAATCGGTGAACCTATCAAGCTGCCGCCCAATCGTGCAAGTCGAAAGCGTTATGCACGTGACTTCACGAATGCGCCAGAGCGTATGATTACACTGATTACGCTACGTCGCAAAACCGCACAGAAGCAAGACCCGGATGCCCCACCTGTGCCGTGGTCGAGGCGATGGGTCGTCCGTGGTCACTGGCGCAAGCAGCCTGACAAAGCCGGATGGCACTGGACGTACATCTACGAATATATCAAAGGCCCGGAAGACAAACCGCTAATCGTCACAGAGCGCAGAGTATTCAACTTCAGGAGATAGCATGGATGCGCTAGATAAATTACGGGAAGCAGCATTGGAAGCTGCTAAGGCAGGTTTCTACGGTGACTATATCGTCGCTGTAGTCCACACGGTACTGATCAAGAACAACGTAACCATGAACCCAGGAGAGGACTCGCAGAAGTAGTATGGATATTACGGTACCTGATAGTGTTTCATTCTACACAGAGGAATATAGGAACGGCATGTGGAAATGGGGTAACTACTGCTTCGCGCATGCTGTGCTTCGCGCTCTTGAAAGCGAGCAGATCAAGACGAAACTTGTGGAATCCTATCTTAGTCCTCCGTGCGATGATTGTACGAACTTCGGTGACCCACAGTCGCACGAACTCTCGTCTCTCAGGAGGGAGCAGTAGTATGGATATCGAAAAGAAACGCGCCGAGTACATGACGTGGGACAGGGAACGTCTCGCTGATTACATCATCAATCGGACTCTCAACAATTTCGTAGCTCGCTACGCAGATTATGGGGATGACGAGGATGGTGTTGTCCGTGATCATGACAAGCGTATTCCCTATATCGGATGGTTCTGGCGGGACGTAGACTTTGCAAGTAGAGAGCCGTACATTCCGATTGGTAATTGTGGAGAATTCATCGGCTTCATGGAGAACAACAAATGGGATTACCCGCAGCGTCGGCTTACTCCCGATGAAGTCAAGCAAGTTGTGGATATCGTGTGTGAGGCTCACCGTCTAAATAGAGAAGGTGGCTTGCTCTCTGATATCGAGAAGAACACAATTGCCAAGCTTGAGGAATTGTGGCCGGTAATGCAGACGTTCAAGATTGGGACTACGGGCTACTGGATTTACGGCCCACAGGGACAGGTCGGCCATGCTGACGACGCCGATGCTGCAAACACAATGATCGTAATGCTCCAAGAGGCGGCACCCGGACTGCGCTACTGGAAGGAACCAGTGTAATCGTTTTCCGTTCTGGCAACGCAGATTTCCGCGCGCATTTTTTCTAGGATTTAGGAGGGTAGGTATGGCTAAGCGAACTAAGATCATAAAGGTCAAGGGTCACTACCGTTCGATCCCTGACGAATCGACTGGACATTTCTATACCGATAGACTCGGACACGAAGTCTACATCGTCAAGATGAAGAAGATATACGTAAAGGGATACGACAAGATTGTGGTATACGACGATGGTACTTGATAATTCAACTCAGGATGGCGGCATGGAAGCTGACGAATTTTATGGGATGGCGAAGGAACCAGGCTTTCCTGATGAAATGATCTTTCAGATTCACGCAGCGAATCCAAAGAATGAAGGTACGTTCTCCCGTGAGGGTATAACTGACACAGTTGAACTCATGGACGCCTTCATCATGGCGCGTGTCTTTGCGACTTGGAAGAAAACAGGGAACCCACCGAAGCATATGAAGATGCATGTCAAGATCGAATGGGAACCTGAAACTAACATTGCTTTGCAGATCGGTGATATTCCCTGGTTCGATGGCGACCTAGCTGGCAACGGCTTGACACAGGTAGATGGGGAGAATAGAATCCCTCGCGCATGATCCGCAATCGAAAATGGCTATGGCTTGTGCCCGCCATATTCGTACTAGATTGGATAATTGGCCTGATCCTCATAGCTTGGGAAATCAATCTACTTAGAAAGATGCTTGACAACTAGGTAGCTTCATGCTAACGTGCGGTGTGTACCTCCCTTGGTACACGCTCAGGAGAGAGTCAGGGGTATTCCTGGCTCTCTCCTTCGTTTTATGCAGATTTACAAATCCACGGGGCATCGATAAAAGGGTGGACACTCTCCCCCCTCCCCTCCGCGTACCCCCATGCGCGGAACCCCTGGAAGGGTGTCTACCCTAGCCCCGTGAGGTCATGCAATCTAACAGGAGGTAGCAGTCCTGCTAGCTTTCGCTGCCATACTAGTCGTACTACTGCTTACCAGTAGTGGCGACGGCCAACAGCAAGCGTCACAGGAAAAGGTCAGGGTAATCGCTAACGGTACTAACGTAAGTAGCGTTAGGCAGGAATGCAAGTCGGCTGAAAAAGCCATAATTTACTACCGTGGTAAGACATGGAGTTACCAAAGGAAACTAGGTGAGACTCCGCTATCGACAAATCATCCCGAACGTAAAAAGAACGCTTGTGCATATAAGCGTTTCGTTGTCGGGAATTGGCGCAGACTTGCCAAAGCATACAGACAAGAGTACGCAAAATGGGAGTATAACTACGCATGGTGGAAATGGCTCCCCTCCAAATGGCAAAGGATAGCTCACTGTGAAACTAGTAAAGGACACTACGTACCCGGAGACTGGCGACACAACAGTGGTACCTATCAAGGGGCATTCGGTTTCTACTACGGCACCTGGGACGCATACAAGCCAGCCGGTGCGCCTTCCGAAGCCTATCTCGCCACTCCACGGCAACAGTACCAAGCTGCCCTTAACGTCTATTCTGACCACGGCTACGGTGCGTGGGGATGCGGCGGGGCGTAGGTGGCGAAGATTTCTGCAACGTATAGGATACTACAATAAAGTAGATCGCAAGCCCTGGTAGTGTCTGCGGTACCCGACCTAGAGGAGTTTTGTACCTCCTGTGGTGGTTGGGTATCGTATCTTCATTTCAACTACGATACAGGCTGGTGTATAGATTGTTCAGGTTCGATAGATCACCGAGCAAAGTGCATTCACTGTGGCAATGTACTAATCGGAAGCGACCTGTACCGCACTACGTGTCATACTTGTCGGCAAGAGCTTTGGTTAGAGAAACATGGCGACACGATAGAATTACTCATGATTGTCAGAGGCTACAGTTTTGCACAAGCAAGAGAAACCGTAACAGAGCAAGCCCGTCCGATATGCCAAGCCTGTAATAAACCTATCAAGGGTGCCAAGGACGGGGCGCTGTTCCACAAAAGAAATGAGAACAACACTGCCTGCCATGCAGCGTATCTCAAATTCAAAGTGTTAACGAAGTCGGGCTTGACAATCACGGAAGCTCTTGCTATCATCCGTGGTTAACCGTACCAAGGGAGAAAGATGACAGAGCTATTGTTTGAGGATTTGATATCTGACGACCAGTATGAAAAACGAGATTGGCAAGAGAAGGACTTGCGTTACCTCTCGCCGATGCCATACTCGGCCAACTGGTCACAGATGGGTTGTTTCAAAACCAGCACAGGATTGTGGCTGCTGGAAAAGAAACGAGTAAAGAACGCTCTTATCATTACGTCCAAGATGGGCAAGGGTGCGTACTTCTCGGACTTCTATAAGTGTCTGCCGGAATCATGGGAACTGTACAACCTCGGTATCCATGATGCCACGCTACGTATAGAGGACTTTGAGAAGGATACCACTATCAATGAACTGCTGTACACGATCAAGAGTGGACGGCACAACTACCCAATGGTGGTACTCGCACACTATGACGTGTTTACTACTGCTGCCAATACCAACTCTGCAAAGAAATCGAAAGATGGTATTGGCATCTTCGACAAGCTGAAGACAATCAAGTGGGATATGATTCTACCTGATGAAGCTCACAGGTTGAAGAATCCTAAGACACAATGGACTAGGAATATCAAGAAACTCAAGGCTGAGAATAAGCATATCATGACCGGGACAGGCTTTGTCAATAATCCTGCCGAAATGTGGTCACTGCTGAACTTCTTGAACCCTAACGAATTCTCTAGCTATTGGGCATTCCGTAACTACTTCTGCGATCAGTGGATGGACGCACGTGGATTCAGATTCATACGTGGTATCCTCCCGCATAGACTTGAGGAGTTTCGTGCCCTACGTAAGAGACTTGGCCCTCGGCATACGATGGCTAAGGTTCACAGAGGTATTGCGAAGCCAATCGAGAGTGTTCACCCGGTTGAACTCAACGCAACACAGCGCCGTATGTACAATGAAATCAAGACGGTGCTGCGGACGATGGATCAGAAGGGTGCCGATCTAACGTCACCGAACGTCTTGAGTCAGCTTAATCGACTGAGGCAGATTTCGGTAGCGACACCGAATGTACTCGGCCGTGAATTTAGTCAAAAGCAGAACCGTATGGTTACGGATATCGAACTGGTCGAGCCGTCGTCCAAGCTAGATGATGTAATGAAGATTCTTGAGGAGCTAGACGAGCCTGAGCAGAAGGTGGTTGTGTTCAGTAACTTCAAAGACCCGCTCAAGCTACTCAAGGTCAGGTTGGATAAAGCCGATATCGGCTACCTACACTTGGAGCAGCATCATAGTGAATCAGAACGATACCGAATCTGGCACGACCTATTTCGTAAACCCGAATACCAAGTGTTTCTGTCTACCCTCGCATTGGGTGGCGAGTCTATTAACCTATCCTGCGCTCAGTATCTCATATTCCTCGACAGGTCTTGGTCGCCAAAGGATATGATGCAGGCAATAGGTAGAGTCTACCGACCAGGCCAACAGCATGCTTGTGAGGTTATCTACATTAACGCGGATCGCACGGTAGATTCCTACGTCAAGACCAAGCTCGATACCAAAGGAAGATGGTTCAATGAAATCTTCGGAGACTAATAACGTGGACTCTTTACCACATATCAGCCAGGACGGTGCGGCTTTCGACTTGGCAAACGTCGAGCAAGGGCTACGGGGTTGCGATGCCATCTATCCATACGACCAGGATCAGGCTTACCACGGCCTTCACGAATGGGCAGAGCTACTGATCGCGGATCGCAAGCGTCTCCTAGAGCAGTACGAGAACGCGGAGACTTCCACCTGTCGTCACTGCGGCCTTGCAGGTTCTAGCACCTGCTGGTGTGGACGGTACGACGACAGAGAGGTAGGAAAGAATCCTACTTCTGATCCAGCCTCGGAACCCGCTCCCTGGACAACGCTCCATGATGGCGTTCTCGACCACATCGACCGCAAGCGAGCCGAGGGTTCTTCTCCAGCTTCGAGGCAGGACACATGACCAGGTTGTCATTGTAGGATTCCAAGTTAGATGCGAAAATCTATGGGAGGAAGAATGAAAAAGCTACTGATCGGTCTAGCGATTGCAGCTAGTCTGATTTTCACAGTCGGCGCGAGTGGTGGAGGTTCCGCCACTTACAACATCGTGCTTACGTCGATTGATCCACAGCCTGATCTACAACACTATGGGATTGCTCACTTTAATGTAAGCTTCTCAGATGGAAGATTCCATCAGTGCTGTGATTTCGTTCAAGTTGTAACGACATGCGACAATGGCTATACCGAAGGTGGTGGCCCTGCCAAAACTCTATGGTATACGGCACTCACTCCGATGATCGGTGTATTCTACAAGTACAACATGGTACCAACTACGTGCCATTCGTGGGTCGAGCGAATCACTGACCATAACAAGCGGCAGGGTGTGACTTCACCTATTGTCACTTACGCTACCGGCTAGTCATGGAAACTCAGAACGAATACAATAGCAACATGAAGGCAGGAATCATCATTGCACTGTGTATTGCAGCATCGCTATTTGTCATCGGATTCCTATTTGGTATGGTTGTGGGCGTGTTGCTAGGATGAACCATCCAATCTGTCCACGTTGCCAGGAACCAGTTACACGTGATCCGCATGAATTGCAGATGGTTCTCGTTAATGCTCATGAGTCGGCTCCCGAGGATGCAACTAAACTTCACGCGACATTTCATGCCGCCTGTGCTGGTTTAGTATGGAATGGAACCCGTCGATACTGGTACGGAGAGGATAGGTAATGAAAGGCGTTGGCATCTTCTTTAATATGCTGGAAGACCTAGAGAGATTTGAGGGTCTAACCAAACCTACCGCTACTGCTCCAAATGGTTACATCGATTGGGTAGCACCTATCATGGCACCCGACCAATCGTCTGTGCAACACAATAGGCCGTTGTGGGCAGAATGGAAAAAGCGTCTAGCGCCAGTCAAGTTTCTCCCGTGGCTATGGTGCGATGATCCTGTTGTGGACATTCAAGCGGCAGGATGGATCGCAGATAACTATGAGATTGACGGGATGCTATTCAACTGCGAGAAGCCCTATGAGAGTGCTGGCCGGTGGAAAGCTTCCGTACTCGTTACTGGTATCATGCAGAATCCAAAGCTTGCAGCTAAGCCAAAGATTCTTTCATATGCAGGCATCGCTGAGATTCAGGATATGGACTGGCGAACGTTTGAACGTGGCGGATTTACGTTCGCTCCACAAGCTTACTGGCTTGATCCGCAGAATGCGGCTAATGCCGATGCATACAAACCGTTCCCATTGTACAAGTCAGCTAACCTACCGAATCAGCTACATGTCGGATGGGACTATCGTATTCAGGTACAGGGAATCGTGGAGAAACATTGGTCGCGCATTGTTTCCTGGGATGGTGGTATCAATACAGTCGTCAAGGATATCCGTGCTAACAAGCTATATCGTATGCAGGTGGTTCCGCAGCAGGAGGGTGCGTATCACTACTTTACTATCGCAGCCAATCGTGCTCTCTTGGACTACAAGACAGGTAAAGTGATAGTTGGTAAGATGCTTGGATTCCAGTCAGTTGACAAGATATTTCCAACAGTAGGTTACTATCCTGCCTGTCAACCTACACCCACGCAGGTTTCTGATGAACTTGATAGAATCAAGAATCTCAAGGGTGCGAGTCTGTATCTCGGTGAGACTTCACAATCGGAACACGTGAAGGCAATATGGTCAGCGATTCAGTAGATTGGCTGAAGCACCTTACTGCCAGGAATGCCCTCAAATGGGGAGGGGTGATATTCGTTTACTTTATGGCAATCCTATGTATGATCGTGGCAGTACGTATTGTCGTCAGTATCTTCTAGAGAGGATAGAGTATGAAAAGAATCGCCTTAGCAGTAATGGTCTGTGTCATGGGGGTATTGGGATTGGCTGTAGCTGTCGCCCTAGCTGATCCTCCCCCCGGAGGCCCACCCGGACAGGGTGAGTGTGAACACGGCAATTCTCAGAAGCCGTGCAAGGATGACCCACAACCCAACCACGGACAGGATTGTGACGAACATGGCCCGAATAACGGCGGGGTCAATGAAGATCATTGTAAGAATGAAACTACAACGACCGACACTACTACAACTACTGAAACTACGACTACTACGGAAACAACTACAGGAGAATCCACAACTACAGATACAACTACAGACGGTACAACGACCACGCAAACGACGACGAACGAGCCGCCTGTAACCACCACGTTCAATGATTCGACAACTATCTCAACTACGACCAATCAGGAAACGACCACTAATTCTGAGCCTGTTGTGGCACCGAAGCCTAAGCCGAAGCCGCACCATAAGCCGGTTCACCACTCGCCGGATATTTCTACAAATACCGCTAAGCAGAAGATGCCACCTGTGTGCCCTGTCGGTAAGCCGACCACGGGTAGCTGCGCTGTACAAGGAAGCGGGTAAGTCAACCAAGCCCTTGACTTCGCACCCTGTCCCTGATAGGGTGCGAAGTTCCAAGGGAGAGCAATACCTGAACGGAGGGTGATGGCACCCGAAACTGAAATCATTACAAGTACCCCGGACGTTCCGTCGAAGTGGGATATTATCCCTATCCACGGATCGGACGTTGCAAGTTACAAACGATGCAGACGGTATTGGGATTGGACTAGTCCTAGCCGGAACAACCTACGCAGGAAAGTGGAGATTCACGGTGTCAACCTACCTCTGTGGTTTGGCACGGGAGTCCACTTCGCACTAGAGCAATACTACGATCCCATCCTACGTCACGATCCCGTCGAGTCTTTCAAGACGTGGTTTGAATACCAGTGGGAAGGCGGGATGGTCACAGAGGATTGGCTTGAGCGTACCTATGACGTGAACCCTCGTTATGGTGGCGACTGGATTGGCGATCCCGGTGACGTAGACACGCTTCACAAGACGTGGCATATTCGCGGTCTAAAGGAAATGCTGCCAAACGTTGAACTTGTCCAAGAGGATTTCGCTGCACACAAAGAACTCGGCATCGGGATGCTTACCTACTATAAGGAGTATGCCGAGAAGAATGACGAGTTTATTGTGGTCGCCGCTGAGTCATCGTATTCCATCCCCCTCGGGTTTGAAGCGGTGGACATACGTGAGGACAGCCCCAACTATGGACACAAGAGTGAGGTACACGCACGTGGTAAGCGTGACGCTATCATATTCTTCCCCGAACAGAATAAGTATGGCATCATCGACCATAAAACTGCTGTAAGAATTGACGAGGACTACCATAAGAAACTAGAGAAGGATGAACAGGTAAGCAACTATCTGTGGGCCACGATGCAGGAAGCAAAGCTGCATGACTATCCGTGGTCAGGGTATCTGGTAGATCGCGTGATCTACAATGCGCTCAAAAAGAACTTCCCGCATGAACCTACCGTACTCAAGAATGGTATGTTGTCAGTCGATAGACAGAACGAAGGCACTACGGCTGAGCTATTCCAAGCAGCGATCATTGGCAACGAAGACCGGGAATACTGGTTCCGTCACAATGAGAAGGCTCAGTCGTACTACTCGTACTTGTGTGAAATGGCCGATAGTCTGTTTATCGAACGGACACCTGTAACGCGCAATAAGTATGAGGTTCAGGCGACAGGCGACCATCTGGTTATGATCGCTAAGGAAATGATTAGCGAGCCGACGATCTACCCAAATCCCACAGGGGAGTTTCGCTGTATACAGTGTGCATTTCGCGCACCATGCATTGCATCCGACGACGGTAGCGATTGGCAAGGTATGCTCGCTGACGGTTACGAGGTTAACCGTGATCGCTAAGCTGATCATCTTTGTCATTGCGGGAGTCTTGATAGGATCGACTGCTACAGCATCCGGGTTTGTTTACTGGAAACGTGGTGGAGCTACCTATATGTGCGAAGGTACCGGCGTGAGTGTCTTCTGCAAAGAAACGAACTGGAAGCCTGCATATGAAATCGCGTTCATCCCCGGTGCAGTTGACGTGTCCTATGGTGGACGCCTGATCTTCAACTGCAACCGCAAACAGTCTCCGAATTACAACTGCTCGTACTACGGGAAATAAAGGAGAGAACATGGTACGACCGTCTATTTACGACGACAATGCTGCACTCGCTAAAGCACATAGCGAGAAGATCGCCAAGGGTGAATACGAAGTTGTCTCTGAGCTAGAACCAGAAGATATCGAGGAGTACGAGAATATTATCGCCGCAGGCTATGCTCATGATCGTGCAATAGATAGAGCTTTTAGAGCCTACTCCAATCATATGGCAAGCAACTATAGGGACTTGACTGATTTTTACCAGAGGGTTTCAAAGTTGAGCAGATATGATCTTACCTATGCAGGTATGTTTATCACACGGCATGCAGGTAAGGTCGTTCTCGCACGTGATACCGAAAACAATGACGACTGACCTATTTGAAGAAATCAGCGAGGAGGAATTCGCTGCTGAGCAAGCTGTGGGGGTAGACGTGTTTGATAACACGGTGGATACCGGGAGGCCCACTTCATCTACCCCCACTGATCTTGTCTATTGTAACTTTTGCAAGGGCTACTACAACGAGTACCACTTTGGAGATATCGATGAGCCAAGTAGGTGACCCAAGAAAGAAGATTTATGTTGAGCCGGTCGAGAATCCGGTTCCGTCGAAGGAACCTATCTCTGTGCCTGAGCCTGTAAAGGAACCCGCTAAGTAGCATGGCGAAAGGTCTTAGCTTCCCTGGGCCAACCACTCAGGAATTGGCTCAAGTTCTTGCTGAGCTACAGGCAGGCTTGTGGGCTGTACGAAAGTGGGATAGAGGCTATTCTGCTGGCAATCCCTATGACGAGTACAGATTTGAAGTATTCGAGACACCGGCCAAATTTACAAGTTCGCAACCCGAAGATGAATTGAACCGAATGCTCTCTATTGCACTTGAGCAACTAAACGGAATTCATACCAATCCCACTCATGTCGGAATCACTTACTGGAACCTCGCGCAATCCTATACGCATATCAGGAACATGGGCAGCAGCAAGAATATAAATCTGAAAGCTGGTCGAGAACTTCAGGTCGAATTCCTTGTTGTCAACAATGCGATGCAGACCTTCAATCAGGCTGCTAAGAATCTTAGTCACAGTTTTGCAACTATCGGACAAGCAATGCAAGGACTGTCAATGAATGTCATCCCGATGCCTCATGAGAAGTTGAAAGACCTCGGTGTAGGTATCGAGCCTATCGTCGGGTATCGTGACTTCTACGTGACTCTTGTTAATGGTGCGATGGTTCTCACGTCACGTAACGGTGCAGTCTGGAATCCGATTGAGAAGCATCGCGCATTGTGTACTCCGCAGGGACAGACTGCACAACTACTCGATCTTCGTCATGACTCGCCAAATGAGTTTTGCAATTGTGGTATTTACGCATTCGATGCGCCCGACCATCATGACATGAAGATGAGCAATGCGGTGTGGGGCGAAGTAAATTTGTGGGGAAACGTGCTGATCTGTGACTCCGGTTATAGAGCGCAGTTTGCCTACCCGAAGACTCTGTTTGTTGTCAACAACGGTACTGAAACGATCCATTGGGTTGTTGAGAAACTAACGGAGCTATATATGATTCCCGTATATCTTGTCGATAAGCGAGAGGGACAACTGCCCTCGGATATCATCGGCGGATTGATCGGTGACTTTATGAAAGGGGGTGATATCTAATAGCTGCTACTGCGGAATTGAAGGAACGGCTAGGGGCACTCCCTCCCGCTGAATCAATCACGTGGCTCAACATGATGAACTATGGTGAGCCAGGAGTAGGAAAGACGCATTTCCTGGGAACCGCACAGGATCATAAGGCCACGTCACCACTGTGCATTATCGATATCGATGGTGGCATCGCTACCTTGCGCCATCGTAAGGATATTGACGTGATTCAGGTTCGATCAGTGAAGCAACTGGTATCAGCGTATCGTGAACTGTACAATGCTATCCCTTCCGACGGTAAGAAATTCCCGTATGGTACTGTCGGTATCGATACGCTCAGTGAGCTTCAGGCACTTGACCTTGTTGAAGTCATGAAGGAATTTAGCAAGGTCAATGACAAGATCGATCCAGACGTGCCGGATCAGCGAGGGTATGGGAAGTCAAGTACGCATATGCGACAGCTAGTACGTGCGTTTCGTGACCTACCGTGTAATACCATCTTCAACTGTCATGCAGGCTCCGACAGAGATAACAACATGAAGATGATTGTGTTCCCGAAGCTGGTCGGGAAGCTCCGCATTGACATTCCGGGGTTTCTTGATATTGTTGGCTACTACAGAGCGGAGAGTAATGGCGATGGAGTAACCAGATACATGCAGTTTCAGAAGACCGAGACTGCAATTGCGAAGGATAGAACAGGAGCATTCGATCCTGTTGAGGTTGACCCAAGTATTCCTAGCTTGTGGGATAAGCTTCAGACTTCAAATGAAGGAGAGTCCAAGTGAGTGACTTGTTTGACGGTACACTTGATCTAACCGGCTCCGATCCGGATGCAATCGGCTTTCCAGCGATTCCTTCGGGACGCTACGAGGCACACGTGGCGAAAGCAGAGTGGAAGTCAACGGACAACGTTGACGGCTCTAAGGCACTGCCTCACGCGACACCGTACCTTTCTCTAGGCATTCAGGTGAATGACGACGAGGAGGAGCGCGACGGACAGAAGGTCGCCAACATGTACGCGGGATGGATCAATCTGTTCGTTCCGCCTGCGGACTACGATGCGACCAAGGCACAGTCCATGAAGAATCGTATGGCTAACTTCCTTGCTGCAATCGGTGAGGATTGGCAGAAAAAGGGTTACAAGATGCCCTCGACCGATGATCTGGTCGGACGTGAGCTTACGGTTATCGTTCGCAAGAAGTTCGACAAGGTGAACGATAAGTACACTAACGATATCGAAGGCTTCAAGCCTGCTGGTTCGGCTGCAACTTCCGATAGCGGCCTGCTGGTCTGACATAACGCACTAAGGGGCACCCCTTTAAGGGGGTGCCCTTTTGTGTCTTTACAATCATGCATGCCGCCATCGACGCGGAGAAGCGCGTTAGCTTGCTCGATTTCTTTGAGTACCTATTCAGGTACGACGAAGGCTACCTCGTCCTCGCAACAACAAGACCGCCAGCAAGACGGGATACGTTCAATGAGAAGTTCTTTGCATGGCCGTCAGAGAAAGAGGAAGCTGTAGAGTTTATCGACAGCGTGACTATGACGCACAACGTGTACTTTTGCGTCAACATCATGTCTGCAAAGAAACGTGTAAAGGCTAACGCTATTCCGCAGAATCTAGTATGGGCCGATCTGGATGCTTGTCGTCCGGATCAGCTTGAGCATCCCCCGCAATGCGTCATAGAATCATCGCCCAATAGGTATCAAGCGATCTGGCGCTTAGATCACAAGATCGATCCGCAACTTGCAGAGAACTATGCAAAGAGACTTGCCTACTACTATGCTGACCTTGGTGTAGATAAGTCGGGTTGGGATAACACTCAGCTTCTCCGCGTTCCTGACACGTACAATTATAAGTATCAGATGGACGAAGCTCCGTCTGTGAGGCTTTTGGCAAAAGTGGAGCTAGCCATTCCTAGCTCTACGTTCGATCTACTGCCACAGCCGGACGGCAATTCCGCTGTACCTGATGTAGACATGCCGAAGGTGGAGAATCTACCTTCCGCCGACATGATCATCTATCGGTATCAGGAGCAGCTTCGGCATAAAGAGCTAGCGTCCATCTTTGTACGGTACTACTCAGAGGAACCTATCAGCGATTGGTCAGGCGCTCTGTGGCGACTACTATTGCTGTGCTTTGAACTCGGTATGACTGCCGATGAAGTTTTCGTAATTGCCAAGTCTGCAAAGTGCAATAAGTATGAGCGTGACGGAAGGCCCGATTCTCACCTATGGCGCGAGGTTGTCAAGGCTGAGCTAGAACAGAAGTCTCTAGAGGTTCTACTCACCGATCACAGAAGCCTCGTTATGCCTGCACTCCTCTCGCAGAAAGAGGAGGAAAAGCTTAAGCCTACAATCATTGACGATTACATGGAGTGGGCCGTCGATGTAACTGATGCCGTTCCGGACTTCCATGAGATTTCATGCGCCATCATCATGTCCGCACTCATGGCGACCACAGTGCGTCTACCGCGCTCACGTGGTCAATCCGTTGTGCCGAACCTATGGGCACTGATCATTGGCGAGACTTCGCTGACACGTAAGACTACAGCTATGGACATGGCGATGGACTTCATCATGGACGTAGACAGAGATTTGATCCTCGCATCCGATGCAACCGCTGAAGGTCTTATGGCATCGCTCGCGCTACGTCCGAAGATGGTATCGATATTCTATCGTGACGAGGTAACAGGATTCTTTGACGCTATCAATCGAAAGGAATATCTCGCATCGTTGCCGGAAATGATGACGAAGATGTACGACGTACCGAAGTACATGCTCCGGAAGCTACGGAAAGAATCGTTCGTAGTGAGCGAGCCTATCTTCATCTTTTTTGGCGGCGGTGTACCAGACAAGATGTACTCACTGATCGAGGAATCGTACTTTGCATCGGGATTCATACCTCGCTTCCTTATCATGCGAGGCCATCAGGATACTAGTAAGCTACGCTTCGGGATCGATCCACCCGCCACAGAGAAGACGGACAAGCGTATCGACTTGCTATCTACGTTCCGCACGTACTACAACATGTACACGGATCAGCAAGTAACGGTAGAGCTTCACGATGGGCAGAAGATGATTACGACGCCCGACATAGACGTGACGTTTCCGCCAGCCTACTACGAACGTGCTGCCAAGATAGAGCAACAGCTTACAGAGGCCGCAGAGGACTCGCCAGAGGCACACAAGGCGCTCCCTATGTTCACGCGAATGTTCACGTCCATGATTAAGCTCAGCATGCTATTCGCCGCATCCCGGCAGGAACCAAACGATTACAAGATAGAGGGCACACTGGACGATCTTCTCAATGCTGCCTACTACACTCAGAAGTGGGGTAAGCATGCTGTCGATCTGATTCAAAATTCTGGTATCACAAGTGACGAGTCGAAGATGATGTCGATATTCAGAACGATTGAAAAGCATCCGGGTGTTCTACGCGGTGACATTATGCGGCGTCACCGTGTGAACGCCCGGATCATGGACGTGATAGAAGATACGCTGATCCAACGTAACATGATGGAGTCGCGCCGGAAAGGAAAAGCGAAAACGTACTGGCCGTTGGGGGTTTAGTGCAACCTACACAGAAGCAGATAGAGAACGGTACGTTCAAGTTGGTCGATGGCAAATGGCACAAGCGATGTACAGGGCCAGCCCATGAAGAACCAGAGTTTCTACCGGCCACGGATAAGTATTTTCATAAGCACTTGTCAGGATCAAAGAAGGGTCAGTATCTAACCCGATGCAGGCTGTGTATCAATTGGACAAAACTCAAGACTCGCGGCTCGCATCATGGTCTAGTGGAAGTCGAGAAGGTGTATCCGTTGTACGCCGAGGCAGTCAACCGTATCGGTATACGCGAGCTAGCCAAACGTGCGGGGGTATCCGAGGGACATATCGAGCATGTCATACGCAACGAAACCAAGCATGTTCAGAAACGTCCTGTGCGCGCTGTGCTGTTGGAGCTTACGTCTCTCAAGCGCAAGAACGAGATATCACGATCTGCGTCCCTACGGTGGCGCAACGACTCTCGCAATAACAATGGGATGGACACCTGTGCAGGGTGTGGTACTCCAAAGAGCAACATAACAAGGGGGTGTGAGAACTGTTGGAATAGATACTATGACATGTATCGTAGCAAGAAGATCACGAAGAAAGAATGGGAAAGAATCAAGCGTGAGAACTTCGTGGTCGATGGCAACGAGAAGGTGCATCTAGGAATCAAAGTAAAGTGAGGAGAGACATGTCGGACGTTTACATTCCAGTCGGTATTGCCCTACTTCAGAAGGCTCATAAGCCTAAGCGTTGGCCGGGTGACGAGGGTGAGCCGTACTATTTCTTTAGCCTGATCGCTTACAACCATGAACCTATCTGTCAGTCCGAGCAGTATACGCAGAAGCACAATGCGACAGAAATCATCAACAAGTATTTTCACGAATTTGAGCTAAGCGACGAAACTGGTGAGTGAGCAACCCTTCCATGCTACTTGTTGTTGGTTAGCCCTAGCTAGCGTTGCCTTTGAAATTGTTGTAGTCTACATAGTCTGGAAGATGATCGAATGGTTGACCTAGAAGGATACCCACGTACTGTATGGAATGAGGACAATCCCGAGCTTCACTATGTTGTCAGCGGTCTATGCAAGAAGTGTGCCCGTATCGACCGGGGCAATTGGGATCGTCACTGGATATACAACATCTTTACCACTAAGATGCACTTCACAGGAGAAGATGAGTACACCCTGTGCGGTGTATCGGCAACGGAACCGCAATGGCTGTGGCAACTGTAGCGCCTAAAGCACCGGGCGCTCTATGCCATGAGTGTCCACTTGCAGACGCGCAATGCGTGAAGACAAAGAAGCCCACTCTGCATCCTGTGCGCGGTGCAATCGTTTCACGCTCACCCGGTAGACCCGAAGTTATCGCGGGAGAACCATTTGCAAGTCAGTACGGCAGTGGCAAGATTCTTGATTACCTACTAGGAATGAATGGGGTGAAGCGTGAGCAAGTCCTCCTCACCAACGTGGTACTCTGTGTTGCCCCGGAAGGCAAGATTCCTCCGGAAGCGATACGAGCATGCGCTCCTCGTCTTAGCGCCGAACTCGCAGATATCGATACAGTTGTCGCGGCAGGAGATGAAGCAGTTAAGCTCCTTATTGGACGAGGCTCTATCGGACGATATAGGGGATATCGTCATGAAATTAACGGACGGACGGTGGTGGCAACTAACAACCCTGCAATCGTCCTCCATGACGACTCCAAATTTCCCGACCTCAAGAGAGACTTCCAAAGAGCGTTCAATCCGCTCCCTCCCCCCACCCTGCCACGAATAGAGGTAATCGAAGATGCCAGAGAAGCCGACGATATCCTCCGACAGCTATCAGACTCCGAATACATTGCTTGCGATATTGAGTCACGTGGAGGACTTACTCACAAAGCGACCCTTATATCCCTTCAGCTTGCAGATAGAGGAGATACTGCCTTTGTCATCGGAGAACGGGGAGGTATTTGGGACGATACCCGTTTCATTCAAGATCGACTACGGCCGTACCTTACCAATCCTGATAGAAAATACATCTGGCATGGAGGAAAGTTCGATACCAAAATCCTCCGACATACATACGGAATCCAAGCAAGGGTAGATCATGACACTATGTTACTGTCATACGCGCTGGACGAACGATCCGGAACAGATGAAAGAGTGGGAGTACATGGGCTTGATTATCTCCTCATGGACACTTTCGGATGGCCGCACTACTCTAGCCCTGCTGTGGAACGTGCCAAGAAAACAGGAATCGTAGAAGACTATGACGAATTCTACGAGTATGCCGGTAGGGATGCCGGTGGTACTTTCCAGTTGTTCCAAGAACAGTATCCAAGGGCTGAGTCCGATGACGTTCTTAAACCATACAACCATCTATTGCTACGTGGTAACGCTTTCTGTACTGATGTAGAGCTAGACGGCATGATCTACGATGCCGACCGCGCTGGCGACATACATGAGTTTGAGGTACTACCTGAGCTAGAGGAAATTCAGAAGCAGCTACAGCAGCATGCAGGCAATCCGTTGCTCAATGTCGCATCGCCTAAGCAAATGTCGCATCTATACTATGACGTGTGGGGAATCAAGCATGCCATGCAGAAGCGTAAGCCCCTCAAGAATATGCCCAACCCAGAAAGGTCGATAGATGACTCAGCGCGTAAAGAGATTCTTGAAGGGCGGTTTAAGTTTCGTGGTGATACCGTCACGGAGAGAAGCGGAAATATCGTTAGACAGGTATCTGCGCTTGATGCGGACGAAAGAAGGACGTTCTATATTGGGTTTACGGAACTCTACGACCGATATCAAAAACTTGTCAAGCAAGACGGAACCTACCTCGTCGGACTTATCGCAAGAGCAGAGCTAGATGAAGATTCTAGGATTTACACTCAACTCAATCTACATGGCACAAACTCTGGACGGCTATCCTCATCGAAACCAAACCTTCAGAATATCACGCGGACAAAGAATGATCTCCCTGATATTCGTAAGCTATTCAGAGCCAGCCCAGGACGCCAGATTGTACAAGCCGACTTCTCTCAAGCGGAACTACGCTGTATCGCTCAATTTTCGGGGGACAAAGAGCTTACACGCATTTATCGTGACGACCTCTCGCTTCATCGGGAGACTGCAACCAGATTTTTCGGAGCAGATTACAAACCCGAGGAGTACCAAACCTGCAAGAATGTAAATTTCGGGGTATTCTACGGTCAGAGTGCCGAGACATTCCAAGAGAAGCATGGAATCCCGAAGCGGCTAGCTGAGCCATACATAGCATGGGTATGGAAAACGTTTAAAGGCGTAGAAGAATGGGAGAATGAGGTAAGACGTGAAGTCAAAACCAAGCATGTACTCGTTTCACCTTTCGGGAGAAAAAAGCGGTTCCATCTACTTACACGTGAAAACCTCCAAGCCGCTTTCAGGGAAGGAATTAACTTCTATCCGCAAAGCACTGCGTCCGACCTCACCCTCTGTTCTGGCATTCGGCTTGCTGATGAAATCGATCGATCCAGAGCTTCAATTGGTATTCTGGTTCACGACTCAATCGTTGCAGACGTTGAGGAAGCGTACATCGAAGAATATTCCACCATCTGCGAACAAATAATGTCCTCTGTAGCCCTTGACGAACTAGGCTGGACACTTCCATTCAAGGCAGAATTCGGTGTCGGCCCAACATGGGGTGAAGCTAAGTGAGCAGGCCATACCTACTATCTATAGGTATGGGACTTCCTGTATTCGGCGTATGGATGCACCGATATATCCCTGTTAACAGGAAGTATCCTGTACGTTCCTTTAGCAAGTTGGGAATTCACATCGTTTGGACTAGTTACAAAAGAATTGAGAAACTATGACCAAGCTACCTGAAGGAACGAAGAACGATCAGGACAAGATTCCGATTGATCTTCTCTCCCCTGACTTCATAATAGGGATATCGAAGATTCTTCAGTTTGGCGCAGTTAAGTATGAGCCGTACAATTGGGCAAAGGGTATCAAGTATTCCCGTGTGTTCGCGGCGCTACAACGGCACCTGTGGGCATTTTGGGCAGGAGAGGAACTAGATGATGAAACAGGTATGCCTCACCTGTGGCATGCAGGCTGTTGTCTCATGTTCCTGATACACTACGAAGCGCACCCTGAGCAATATGTAGAATTTAACGATATACCGGGAGAAGCCAAGTGAATAAAATCGTTCGCGTAACAGAGTATGACAAACTCCAACTGGAAGAACTAACCGAGGTATGGGAAGTAGTTAGAGTGCTGAACAGGGACGAGGCCGGATATATGTACGTGTTGTTGGAGCGTAATGAAGAACAAAGCGCCGAGAGACAAAAAGCCCATGACGAATATCTGGATATTGTTAGTCGTATCGACTTTAGGAGAAGTCAATGAAAGATCAGCGCGATGCGACTGCACTTTACTACGAAATACTAGAAATGAAAACTGCGTGGAATTGCACGATCATCGAGGCGGCGGACAGGGTTGAGAAGGCGCGGCAGGCCGGTCGCGGTGCCTGGTCTACAGTTGTCTCAGCCCCTCCGATCGGTTTCGCGGACGGCAGGCCGCAGCGCGGGGAAGCCCGTCAGAAGGGCGCACAGGAGAGCAATGGCCGACCCGAAGCGGAGGCGATTTAGCTCATGGAAAGCATAATTGCACTAGACCCAGGAACCACTACAGGCGTATGTTTTGGGGTAAAGCGAAATGAGGAGGAAGTCCTATATGTAGCGCCGTATGAGCAAGCGTACTCACTTCAGGAATTGTACCTTTTGCTACAGGACTTTCTCGGAATCCACTCAGCCGACCATGCGAATATCATCTATGAGGACTTCCAGTATCGCAATTATGCAAGAGCAGGACTAGACCTCACGCCTGTGAAAATGATAGGAATAATTGAATTGTTCATAGAACGGCATGAACCGATTATACTTGCAACCAAGCAATCACCCTCTACGGGCAAGTCATTCTACAAGGATGATGAGCTAAAGAGGATCGGCTGCTACAAAGTTGGTATGCAGCACGGGCGTGACGCTACCCGGCATCTATTGCAATGGGCCAACTTCGGAGCCGGTGGTCAATACTTCGATCATGCCAATCTACAGTATCAGATGTTGGAAGTCGATGCTATCTATAAGAAGATGCAATGGTAGGGGGTGATTACTATAGACGATTGGCCGACGCCTAGCGAATTATAAGGGGGCACTCGCAGGAGAGAAACGAGTGCCCCCTTGCTCCCACCCGAAACGCTAGAGCAGCACGTCTCAGATGAATCAAGGTTGCAGCACCGAGCCGACCGCTACTTGGTCGTTTGCCCTCTATGGCCTTGATCCCATGAGTCTCCGGAGTTGCGGCTCATTGGAGACTCACGCTTAGACAAACCATCCTTGCCAGATGCAGAGTTCTACAAGAAAAATCAGCAACAGCAAGATATTAGTGGCATTGATATCGACTTTCATGCACCGTCACCACCATCATCGGGTGCAGGCTCAGGCTCAGGAGCAGGCTCAGGAGCGGGTTCGTCTTCCCAACGCATGTTAACCTCCTTTCCTAGCTAGTAGGGGGTGGCTCGATAACCGGCTGTCCGATTAGCGAGCCTGTATCATCGGCACCAGTATTCTGACCGATGACAACTTTCAAAACTGAGATAGCCGTCGCGGTGAGGACAAACGTACCGAACACCTGCCAGGTGAAATCAGTACCATTTGTCAAGAACACCACAGCGGCACCGGCCGCAGCTTGAATGGCCGTCCAACCACAACGGTCAAGCAAGTCGAGCCACTTATTAACAACAGGATTCATACAGCCTCCTTAACGAGCGGTGGACGAACAACGAACATGAATTCATCGGGGAATCTATTGTACGAACGAAGTTTGACAAGTTCGGGCGCTCCTTCCCAACCGTTTGACCCCCACTCTGCGGTATCGATATTACCCTCCTTAATGCATTGGATGACATGCCGTTCTGAGTGGAAATGAGCAAGATCACCAATGCGATATGGACTGCCAATTTTGGGCCAGTCGTCCTCAAACTGATCAGTATTGCCAAAGCCTGAGAAGTTCTGCTTTGCGGGATCAATAACCTCTACGCCAGCTTTGTTACCCGCGTAGCGAACTGCGATCACAGGTGTAGCAGAACAATCAGCGAAGACGCTCTTGGCTTTCGGATCAACGTCAACTTTGAATGCGCGAGCCTGTGAGTAGTGCCATGCAGGTTCATTCGCCATTGCCTTGAGCCAGAAGTCACGGATATGAAACTGCACAAGTGCCATATCATCGCTATCGCTGGTAACCTTGGCTTCGTCCTGAACGATCTTTCGTGCATAGAAGTCGAAGCAATACTCACCGGCATTAGGTCTACCGGCAGGCACTTTCTGCGCTCGCATCTTGGCCCATACAAGCTTGCCATATGAAGGATCGCTAGGTAGTCCATGCTTGGACTTGTACTTCCGCATCGCATCGCCAACGATGATATTCCAATGTCTATCATAGTCGTTCCATTCGATATAACCTAGCCGACCAAAGAATCTCTTGCATGCTTCGGCAGTCGGGCCTTTCGATCTGTATGGGCCAATAGGCAAACCATAGTTCTCAGTCCACGGAAACTGTCGTTCGGTAAGCATCAGCGTAGGTGGTTAACGATCCAAACAACAGCGACGATAATCAGTAGAACTATGAGAATTGTCCAGAGCATATTTCCCTCCTGTTATGGCTTGCATGGTGGCTTAGGTTTCTTAGGCGGCGGCTTTGGACAAGGCGGTGTAGTCGGTGGTGGAATAACAGGCGGTGGTTGTCCAGGTGGATTACCAGGTGGGCCGGGTGGTTGTCCTGGGGGATTATTACCATTCTCACCTGGGTCACCTTTTGGCCCTTGTGGGCCTGCTGGCCCTTGACACACAGAAGGATTGTCACGGCAGAAACTACGAATTGCTGCAATCAATTGATCCTGTGTTAAAGTCTGACCATTTGCACCTTGTGATCCGGTTGCACCTTTACCTCCCGTATTGCCTTTCGCACCTTTCGCACCTTTATCACCTTTGGCACCCTTCGGGCCTTGTATGCCTTGTATACCCTGTATACCCTGCGCCCCTTGTGGGCCTCTTACGCCGACTTCACCTGGTTTACCCTTCTGTGCCTGTAATCGTCGGGTTAGAGCAACTAGACATTCTCTACTTTCAAGCTCTGCACAGACGCCCTTCTTGATAACTTGTTGTACTATCTTAACGTCTTTCTCAGTTTGAAATTGACGATATGCGGCCACGCCTTGTGCGGTTGCGACAAGTAGGAATAGTCCGATGACCACAACCGTCAATACGGTTGTGATACGTGGGTTAACCGAGTTGTTCATTGGCGATATGAGTCTCCAACACTTCTATGCGTTTCTGTGCAAGCTCAACATCGGCTTGTGCTTTCGTCAATGTCGAATTGACAAGGTTGTGAATCACTTGTAGTTGTCGATTGCCGATATATCCCATTATGATGATAGTGGCGAGGGTGACTACGTTGAGTAGATAGTTCATGAGTTTGACCTCCTTTCTCTATCCGCACTATCGATACGTTCTGCATTTTCTAGCGCACGTTGTGCTATATCGGCATTCTTGTAAACTAGCATCATCGCACGATCCCTTTCCTCAATCACTCGCATATGCGCTGCTCCTGATACAACCCATCCACGCAGAAATGCCAGCACCGCTGCTGCCAAGATGCCAAGTGATCCAGCATTCGATAGCCATTGCAGTAGAGGATCAGTATTTTGCATAAATTTGCGATGAACTTGGCCTACTCACGCTTGATGTTGGATCGTACCCGCTGCTGCACCATAATCGTACTCATACAGTAGATGAATCTCTGTCATGCAATCTAGAAAACCAATGGTACCACCGGAGTTATTGGCGAATGTCCATCGGAGATTTTTTGGCATTGGAGAAGTTGCAAGATCAGAGTTACCGCCTCCGCTATCATTATACCATATCGGAGGAAAACTCTGGATAAATGACCAGGCCCACATTCCTGAGCTATTGTCGCCAGCACGTTCCGATGCCGTAAACTGATGGAACGGTGCCGGATAGAATTCAGAAGTCGCGCCCTCCAATGCTACACCGAAGTTACCTGTAAACGGACTTGGATTTGAGAAATCAAACATGATACTAAAAGAGTAGAGTCCGTGTACCTTGAGATTGATACGGTTGAAGAAGTCGGGAGTACCAGCCTGCCAACCATCGGAGTCAATCTTCGATGAATCACTCGTCTGATAGCGGTCGAACTGAATATATATGTCTTGTGTGTTTGGGTTCGACTGAGTGGCAGCATTCCAACGGTATGCGCGGAAAAATGGAATGGTCAGTCCACCGGCTTTTCGCCACTGGCCGTTTGAGTACCACATATGCTGTTCATCAGCAGGATCAACAGCACGTTGACCCTCATAGGGATTCAGATAGGTGACTGGATCGACTCTTGATATAGGTGCAGGCGAGTCGAAGTTTGCGATCTGTCGTTCTAGATCGGTTATATGGGATTCAAGCGCAGCTTGACGACGTAGCAATTCACCGATAACATCGGGGTCTGCGTTATTAAACCATTTACTGTTAGTCATAGATTTGCTGCAATCCTAGAGTCAATTTCCACTCCTCGCCTTCACTGTTATACGTCTGCTCATTGATCCAGAAGTAGGCGTTGACTTCATGGTAAGGTGGAAAATCCCATACTAGACGTACAACATCTCCGATATGATTCTTGAATCCAGTGCTAAGGAGTGAAGGTAGCACTACAATCTTCAAGTCTTTCTGTGGATGAAGATAGTCCAGACCGTCGAGAGCATGGAGCATATCCTGTCCTCGCCAGTATTGATCACCGAGAGTTTCGATACGCAGCCATTCTCTGTAACGGTTTATGCTGTCCTGGTCAATCTTATGCCACCATGCACCAGGGCTACCGTTCGATACGCCAACCAAGTGCGCTGCCAGAGGCCCGTTGTTAGTCCAATCTATTTCCATTAGTGGATTCTCAGCTAGCCCACCAATGATCTGATCCTTTGTGATAGTCCAGATTGGATTTGGCGCATGCTTGACTTCTTTGCGTGGGCCGAAGAACTCCATTTGCTTATTCGGATTCATCGTCCAATCGAATCCGTAGGGTTCATCGAATGCAGCGATGTTATTGATATGCTGAAGGATTGTAGTCTGATCTTGGAACTGAATGATTAGTGAACTCTTTGTAAAGTTAGCACTGCCTGCCGTACCTGTAAAGACAGGAGTGATCGGAACATAGTTTCCAGGCGTAAGAGTCCAACGACCGTCAGGCTGAGTATTATTGATTAGCTGTCGAATAATATTGCTCTGAAGTACAGGAGGATAGAATGCGACGGCTGCTACAGTCTCAGTAATACCCGGTGGGTATGCACGATTCTCGTCAATAATATCTTGTAGATTAGTGTCGTCGAGATAGTCATACAGATAGTATTCAAACCAGTATGGTTGTTCAAGCCAGTGTGACCAATCCTTGCCAGCAACATTGATAGCATCCTCGTCGTTCTTTAGATTGACTGGAACATGGATGCCACCCATGATGTTCTCGTATGCACCACCAGCGGGGTTTGCATACTGAAGCATGAAGTCAGTAAAGTAGGGTGCGAAAGCATCGCGGGTAATACCGCCAATGCTATTCGCTAGCTGATAGGAAATGTCGCCAGGTGCGCCTGCACGAAAAGTGTAGCTAAGTGATCCTCCGACCATCTGATGCTCGGCAACAAGACCCCCGGCGTGGTTCAGGTGGCGGATACGGAACATCTAGCTGCAAATCGTGAAGCCGTTAGAGTTTGTGATCGTAATGTTCGTTCCGTTCGGAATGACATACGCACCCTGATACAGCAAGTCATGGGCGGTAACAGGAATGATGTTCGCGTCCGTACCTGATGTAGTATCACTGTCATAGCAAACGAGAAGCTTTGCCCAGGTATCTCCCGCACCAATGGTAGCAAACGTAATCGGCGTGGGGAGGAAAAGCTGAGTACGATCATTAGCATCATCGACCGTATAAGCTGTTAGATCAGCGTCAGTCCATGTCTTACGTGCATAGCTAGAGTTGGTAGCTTCATCGTTGGCGGCAGCTAGGATCGCAGATAGAGTGTCATAGTCCTTCAAAATGCTATCAGATTCAATATTCGCAGCCCTAACGACAACCCCGATTAGAGCAGCGTTAGCAGGATCGTTACCATCGACTCTCTGATAGTATTCTACTTCTCGTCCGAGAGATACGTTAAATGTAAAGTCAGCCATTTCAGTCTACCGGAAGCCGTTGTGCGGGATTGATATTAATGGGAATATAGTTCGTGCCCATAAATACCGTTAGCTGCTGAGCCTGCGAGACTGCCTCGGTTGCACGAATATCGATGGTCTGCGGTGACGGCATAGATACCGTTAGCTGTTGTGCTACTGATTGCGCCATTATTCCTCCTAGATGAAGGCGACTGCATTGTTGGACAGTTTACGCCAGTATCCAAAAACATTTTCCCACTGGAACTGGAAGGGAGATACTGAGTACCCATCTGTGGACATAGGTTCCTCATGCTCCTTCAAAATTACATAAGAGTAGTACGTTTCGGAGTCGCCATCGATCTTAATATCTAGTCGGTGGTGATATCTGTATAGATGTAGATAGGCAGGATTAGGAATGACTACTGCAAGTAGCTCTTTTCGATTTACCCAATAGTCAGTCGTACTATTACCGAGGATATGGCCTTCCATGTTGATAGACATAACTTCAACATCGCTAAAGCGAGGATGCTGACCCGGTTCCTCCATCTTCGGAAGTGCGTCACCCTTTGTCGGTTGCGTCCACGTGAACCCCTGCACAGGAAAGCGCACAGGATTGTTCTCGTTAAGCAGACACGACGAGGTAAGGGGTGCATTGAATATCTTGACCATCGAGAGCATTACTTGGCCGTTGTACCTTTCTTGTGCTTATGCTTCTTTGCAAAGGCAAGCTTTTGAATTGCCCTGTTGACTGCGGCGGGAGTTGCTCCATCTGCATGAATAGTCACAGTGTCGCCACCGTAAGTAATCGTATATGCAGCATTCGGCTTGTGTGTACCTGCTGCACCCTGTGAGCGTAGTTGCCCCATGATCGACTTTCTTTCACGCGCTAGTGCCGCTCGCTGGCGTCTATAGCGGTTCTGCAAATTGATCTGCTGCTGTTGAAGTTTCAAGATGGCTCGATCTTCCGGCCCTGTGATTGTTGAACCGCCAGGACTACGAGGATCGACGGCCCATTGACCCATTACTCTGATAGCAGCCATTCTAGAACTAAGTGCGGTTCCTGTTGTACGAAGTTGCGATGGAGTAATAAAGCTCGTTCCGCGTCTACCATGTCTGCCGCCTCTGCCGCCTGTACCGCCCGTACCGGGTGTCATAGGTGGAATAGGCGTAGGTGCCATAGTAGCTGCGGCTTTCATATCGGCCAAGCCCTTAGCGATAGCGGCTTGCACGTCCTTGTTGTACTGATCCTTCAGAATAGCGCCATACGTGTTCTTTACGTATTCGCGGTACATCTTCTGAATCTTGAAAGTTTGTGGTCTATCGACAACACCCATGATAGTCGCCCATGCAGCATTCTTACCAAAGGTGTTCCAATAGGTAAGCTGGCGAGCCATGTCCTGCTTGGTTGCATTGTCGAGAAGTGTCTGTCCTTCCTTCCACTTCGCAATGATACCGCGCCATGCAGACTTAGGTGCTTGCAACAATCCTTGCAAAATTGGCCCACCCTTCTCTGGCCCCATAGCCTGAAGTTGTTGTATCATCTCAAAAGGCGCACCGCGTCTGAGTGCCCGTGTAATATCTGTGCGCCACTTCTTGAAGTACAGCACAGATTGATCGAGGTCTTGCTTTAGGATATTGAAAGGCACAGGAATCTGCACACCGAACTGCCGTAGGGTATCATTGATATTGCTGAAGACGTTGCCGAGAATACCCGACATGGTTGGCCCTTGGAATAGACTGCCGAGTGCCTGTTCATTGGCTTGTCGCATAGTCTGATATTGTCGGACGAGATTATCCGTAGCCGTCTTGACCGTGGCCGTCATGTTCTTCATAGCTTCTTGCATGGCGTTGGTATGGAGCTTCGCAAGGTCTGCGGCTTTCTGCGTATTATCGCCAATGTTGTTAGCCCAATCATCCCACGCCTTGCGCTGATCCTCGGTAAGCAGTCCCGCTGTTAGCTTTCCGACACGCTTCATGAAGTCGAGGCCAAACAAGTCCTTGTTCTTTTTCTTTCGGTCGTTTGCATACTTCGTCATGAGATTATTGTACTTCTTGCCCCATTGCTCAACGAAGTCAGTGCTCTGAAGCATTTTATTGCCTGCCGCTTCAATTCCACTAGCAGCAGCATGTAGCGGGTTAACAAACTTCATGAACTTGCCGATAACGGGAATTCTTTTCTCAAGCTGATAGAATGGATCAACCATCATGGCAAGACCCTTGAGAGAGATACCCGCAAGATATTTCATAGTTTCTGACCAACTTGCTACAATAGTCTGCCCAAGAGAGATAAAGAATGCGCGAACCTTATCCCAATGATTCATGACGTACAAGGCTGCTAGACCGGCAGCAACTACGAGCGCACCCCATCCTGTAGAAACGAGGGCAGCATCGAAAGCTTCACCAATAGTGGCCGCACCTGCTACAGACGCCGCTACTACAAATGCAATCGACTGGAGAGCTTTCACTTTCCAGAGCAGCCATACAGTTGTCATAGCGACTACAGCATCCCGTAGTCCGAAAACTTGTTCGATCAGTATGAATAGACCAACACCCGCTATACCACCGATTACAGTTCGCAGTCTAATGAAGCTTGCGGTAGCTGCGTTTCCTGCTTCGGCGGCGAGTATTGCACGTGTCCGCATCGCTGCAAGATTGGCCGCAACTTGCGTCATTGATCCCGCGAGGCTCAAACCCACGCCAGCAAGCAAAGTGAACACAGAGGCCAATGCTGCTATGTGGATGATTGATCCCCGCGTCCCACTATTCATACGGTGGAGCCACTGGACGAAACCACTGATAACCTCGCCCATTCTCAAAAATACAGGCAGGGCTTCCTGACCAATAATCAGTACAAGTGCCTTCAATCTGTTCTTCATGATTTCCCACTGCACACCGGGGTCAGCCATTCGCGCTCTAAATGCGTTCTCAAGCTCATTTCTGTTACGGGCGACTTCTCCCGCAACTTCGTTGTAAGTCACCATATGCGTTACAAGCTGCTCAAATGCGCGACGTGCCTGAATGGTACCCTGAATACCTGCCTTAGTCTTACCACTTGCCTTGGAAACCTGAATGAAGAACTGCAAGGCGGAAGTTTGACCCGACACAAGGTCAGGACGCCTCTTGGCAATATCATTCATGATCTGATTCAATGGGCGAAGCTGTCCATTGGCTTTCTCCACATCGACACCCATTTTTGCGAAACCCTCTTTGAACACAGGATTTCGGAAAATCTCGATCAATCGGCCAAGACCCGCCGCTGCTCTATCTGGTTGCATAAAGAGTGTGAGTGAAGCAAAGGCTCCACCAACATCTTTGAGTGTCAAACCTGAAGACTTAGCAACTGCGGAGAATGACGTAAAGGCCCGAGATAGATCATCTACGCGCAACTTACCATAACGAACAATGTTCATCATGGTATCCATCGTGCCTGTAACGTCCCTCAAGTTTGGATCAAAGGTGTTCAGAGCAACGATCATGGCATTGGTTGCTTCGGCCAGATCGACCTGTCCTGCTACGGCGATCTTGTTAGCGACACCGAGAAGCTTCAAGCCTCCCTGTACGTTCATGACACCGTTATGCATTAGGTTCATGGACGAGTAGATATCGTATGCCGCCTTAGTCATATCGTCGGCAGAGGAAGGAAACTGCATCGACATGTCGATAATTGCAGCGCGCAGTTCCTTCGACCGATTGACGGCTTGCTGCATTGGCGCACCTAGATCGCGCATCTGCGTTCCGGCAGTTGCAGCACTCGCGGAGAACCTGGCAAACGAGTTAGCAGATAGTGCAAAGATACCTGTGCTGATTCCACCGACAAGCTGCATGGTACGACCAATGCCCGAAAGAGCCGCACCCAGGTCATGAAGACGCTGAGTTGGCATCCTCCTTAGAGCATTGTTGTACGCAATCTGCGCCTGTTCAGCCTTGCCGAGATTATGGTACGCACTCTCTAATTCTCGGTTTGCCTTCATAGTTGCACTATTAAAGGCATACTGGCTTGTTGCAGCACTACGTAGCCAGCCTGGTAACTTGGATACCGCCTGTCCGTATCTAGCAACCCTGTTGGTAGCAGAAGAATAGGCAGACCCCAATCCCTTTACTCGTCGTTCAAGGTCTTGGATCATCTGCCCTCTAGCCAAGGTACCTTTCGCAGCTTCGTTCAGTGCTTTGGTACCGGCTCTGATTCGTGCCTCTGCTCCTGCGATACCCGCCGCTCTCTGTGCAGGGCTTACAAGTTTGCGCGACGCAACCTCTCTGATCTTCCGGAAGGTCTGAAGCTCCTGCATGCCCATAGCAATTTCCTGCCGTGCTGCTTGCATGCCAATAGCACGGGCACCACGTGCCTTTGTCAGTGCAGTCTGTGCATCTGCAAGCTTACGGAATGTAGCGGCCTGCTGATCCAGCGCCCCTCTATATGCTTGCACACTGCGAAGCGCCTGCATATTTGCTTCGGCGCTTGCAACAGCGGACTTGGCTAGTCGCATTTGGTTAGCTACTGCGTTCCCGCGAGAGGCCATAGCCTGTGCGCGGGACATGCCAGCTAGCTCACCGCTGACTCTATGGAGGGTGCGCGAGGCAAAGTCCTGTGCGCGAACCACAACCATCAGTTCACCCACACGAACTGCCACTACGCACCCCCTTTCTGCTTCATCCTATTACGCGCTGAGTCTCGTCTACCCTCTAGTTCTTCAACATTGTTAAAAGCTTCCATGATCGCACTGAGGTACATCATTTCATTCCCAGGTTGATCTAGTACACCGCCTGCGCGGGGAAGCACGTGTAAGACCTTACACAGAGTGCCAATTTTGATCCACTTGTAGGCTTCTCTTACGGTGAGAGAATCGTACTGTCTGTCGGCTTTGTCTCCCCATCCTGCAAGGATGAGGTAAGCTGCTTCTCCAAAGGGACTACAGAGGTTTCATCCTCCTGATTCATCTGCTCGATGTAGCGATCAATCTCCGATCCGATCTTCGGATTGAGAATCGAAAGCGACATGGGATTGGAGAAGTCAAGCAGATTACCGTCATCATCTTCAAGGTTGTGATCGACAATGCACGTCTTGAATTCAAACTCCATGATCGCAACATTGACAACTTCCATGTACTGCCGGATCGTTTCTTGCGTGACATTCTGCCTGGTCGAAACATCTGCATACATACGAGAAGCGATATCACGTCGCTTCATCATTTCAGCCCAAGAAAGCTGGCGAAGCTCAACAAACCCGCCAGGGCATGACTTGAGTTCGTGGCGCTCGTTCTCGGTGCTAACAGTTGCCTTTGGCATAACTCTCTCCTTTGTGAGTGTCGGGGCTAGCATAATGCTAGCCCCCACTCGTTTACGTAATAGTCGCCGGTGATTTCACCACGATCTGATATGCGTTACCGGCTGTGATACCAACTGCACGTCCAGTAAAGCCTGCCATGATTAGATCACCCATACCGGAAAGACCGATATCGTAGGTGTCATAGCTGACTCTGTTGCCCTGAATCTGGATACCGCTTGATGCGGCTGCGAACGTAGCGCCACCATTGACGCTTTCCAGCTTGATAGCTCTCTGCGTGTTTGCCACGAAGTTGTCGTAGTCGGTTCTATTGAGGAAATCAAGCTCCGACTCAAACTCAGCCTCAGTGATACCGAAGCTGATATAGCTTGCAGAACGAACAGCAACGATTCTATTCTGTGCCTCTGCATTGTGATTAGCACGGAACGTGAATCCGTTGAAGCCCGTATCGACTGCACCGAACGTAGGTGTAGCCGCCGAAGCTGCAAGATACACGTTGTGCGCGGTTGCACCGAGAAGATCGGGGGCAGACCACGTGGGAGAAGGTGCAGACTGAACAGCCTCGGCAATACCGAGAACCGTCATCGTACAACGAAGAACGGCATCCGTAATCGTGTACTCAAAGTTGCCGACCACACACCCTGTATAACCAAAAACAATACCGTTACGAACAACAGTGATTGAAAGCGTCTTTGGAGTCGTAGCCCCTGCTGCGGTAGATGCAGAACCCGCACTTGAAGGGATAAACGTATAAATAGCCGGTGGCCCTGTAACTTTGCTCGGCGTATGTCGTGAAGCATACAACCAGTACGGATGGTTAGTCGGATCGACTTCCATTTCGATATCGCCCTCGACGTGGTAGTAACCCGACTTAACGTCGGAAACCATCGTCTGCTGACGAATCTGCTCTGAGTAGTATTTCTCCTCGCGGTAGACAAGGCTTTCACTCAGAATAGGAACGAAGATCGAGGGAGCCACGTAGGTTCCCATAGTAGTTTCAAAGGCGATACCTACCTTACCGCCACCACCTAGACCCGCTGGCATTAACTGTCACCCCCTTTGCTACCAGTCAACTTGATATATTCAGGAACGTCCTTATGACCGAATACCTGCTTGACGGTTAGTCCGCCAGAACGCGCAAAAATGGCACCTTCATCTTCTTCTGTAAGAGTAGTTGAACCACCATTCTTTACGAGAACACCGTCACAATCGAATTCCCAATCCTTTGGGAAATCCGGATGATTTACCTCTAGCTTATATGCCATTGATCCTCCTACCCGGCCTCATAGGGAACACGATTCTCGCCCATCCATGTTAGACGAGTTGTCACAACAGTTGCCACAGCACCGCTTACAAGTCTGTTTGTGATTCCTGGGAATTCTCCATCTATAAAGCCGAAGATGATATGACCGTCCAGTGTGTACTGGCTATGAACTAGTTTTCGCACGGCCGTTGCTAGCTCGATATCCTTGCGGGAACGTGCCGCTTGACCGATAGACATATCAGCATGGAAAATCCAGAAGTCGAGATGGAAGACCTTTCGGAATAACCCTGTAGCATGTTGTGTTGTAACCGTTCTGTCTGTCTGTATCAGTATTGCAGGATACTGTGGGATCAGGTCTTCTTCATGTTGAGCAATATAGCGTAGGCCCAGGGTCGCCTTGTTATCGTTAAACAAGTCGAATAGGAAATCATGCGGCTGAAGGATATCGTAGTAGTCTTGAGCCACAATTTATAGACCTGCCGCTGATCGTGGTAGAAAGAAACCTCCACCGCCGACTGCCCTAAATGAATGTCGAGTCTTTACACCACCGGGAGTAGGATACAAGCGAATGATATCATCGAACCATTCCCCAAATAGGCCATAGATGGTAGCAGCGGATTCATCCGAAAGCCCAAGAAATGCACGTTGGGGGAGAGAGTTCTTTCTATCCATAAGTCCTGATTCATGAGCTAGACCGTAGTGTGGAAGATTCCCTGTCTCATAGAAAACTGTATCATTAGTAATCAGTGTTGCACTTGTAGAAATGGCTGCACGAAACAGATCACCTGACTGCTTTAGAATACCCTCATTCGGATATGCCATCGCCGTAGGAGTATACGACTGTGACCAGTCCTCCCACTTCTTGCCCTGGGGATCAGTTTCAGTTTCAAACCTTCGCTGAATATCCGCACGTACAACCGAACCTGCCGCTGCTATAGGAACTACAGTATTCTCAAGCAGCGATGCTTGCATCATAAACGTGTTAGCATAGATAGTGGGATCAGGTTCCCACGTGAAGGTAATTGCAGCAGTCAATATCTACTATCCATTGCGAACTTAGGTTCGCCAGTTGAATCATTAGGGAAGAAGTATGTATTGTCAAACTGAACGGTAATTACACCAGTAACAATAATACTTCCATCGACAATCCCTTGCAGCATTGCCAATCCTTCGTTGTACTTGTTCTGTGCAAACTGTGGATCATCTAGGGACTGCTCCGAATATCGTGTACGATAAATAAGAGCAGCACAGAGGCGACCAGCAGCCGCACGGATTACTTCCGGTACATCGTCAGGATCGATCCACAGTGCCATATCCGCTGTCGGAATGACACCCGCGAGGTAGCCCCTGACGATCCGCTCCGTGTCTAACTTGCACTTTGCTAGATCGTCAGGGATTTCCTCGATCTTTAGCTTGTCAACGGGCAGATGAACTTGAACATCATCATCGCTGACAATAGCCATTATTACTTAACTCCAACCGGCTTGGTTAGTTCTGCTTCCTCGTCGGCAGGTGGATTGATCGGTGCAGGCTGTTGCAATGCAAGCTCAAGCAGCATGTCCTGATTAATCTCGCCACCCTGTGATAGCCGTGAGAGAACAGCCTGAGTAGGAGAAGTAACGTCATCAGCCTCCTCGGGCATTGGATAGGGACGAATAGACCCACCTTCGATATATCTGTCCCATTCCTCATCCGAACACTTGAGCTTAGCCTTTGTAACCTTTTCACCAGCAGGAGTGATATTCCTGCTAACTACAACAGTCTTCTTCACACCTTGCAGGGCCGTGTCAATTTCCTTGACTTCGCCCCCGTTATAGATAGGACTCCAAACATAGAAATCCGGCATCTGTATCCTCTCCTATTACCAAGCGGTAGAACTGAAGGCGTCCTTGATCAGATAGCCTGCAACGGACGACGTAACCTTCAGATCGTATTTCCACGAAGTACGAACCAGATCGGACTTGCGATCTTCCTCGCGCCAACGGTCAGTCGGCCGAGTCGAGCCATCCGGATAGAGTTGTGCGAACGTCTTACCGAATGAAAGATCGTTAAGCTCCATGTCGGGATTGACATACGCAAGGATAACGTCCTTGCCCCATGCAAACAACGCATTCTCAGTTGCTTCCTGAATATCGTTGTCGTTATACCTATCGTCACCGACAATAACCATTTCACCATCGAAGCCGGTGAGGATTCTCCACGCTTCGGGATCAGCAAGGCTGATAGACGCGAAACGTGCAACAACGTCAGGATGCTCTGCAAGCCAACCGACGCCCATAGAACCGACCAGCATACGGTTAGGTGCAACACCGATGAGACTTTGAATCTTCCTAACCGCAGACTGAATGATCGTGAGCGGATTGGAAGTTGCACCTGCATAGTTATCCCATTGATCTGCTGCTGCAAGCGTAATCGTGTTGCCCACGGGATACGTTGCAGTGTTCTTGAGCAACGATGCAACTGCAAGTTCATGCTCAAGAAGGAGTGAATTAAGAACAAGCTCGGTAGCATCCTGCTCAGGGTTAAGCTGCAACGCGCCACCGAAAGTTGGATTGGCGAGTCCGCCCTGAGAATTAAGCTCCTGCCTTTCCTCGTCCGCAACTGCGGCCTGAAGTGAATGCTCCACAGTCTTGAACGTATCTTCACTCCAACGGCCTCCGCGCACTTCATTGGCGACCGTACCAGGCTCACGCCTTGAGAAGAAACGAACACGCTTGCTTCTATCGAAAACGCGATACCTACCAGACTGCGTATTAACCGCCGCCTGTGGCATCATGCGAAGCCCTACAAAAGTAGGACTTGCGTACCCGACCGAGAAATCCGTAAGGATGGGGTCGGAGTACAGAGTACCAGGATCATACATCATGACTCTAAATCACCCCTTCCTTACGCAGTTCCAGCAACATCGCCATCGAGCGAAAGATGCACACGGCAGAATTCTCCTGCACCGGATGCAGCCTCGACACAATGACCAATGATGCGGTTACCAGTTGTCCGAGTAAGTGCGCGACCATCAGCGGCGAGACAAACCTGAACGCCAATGGCAATTGCACCTGCGGCTTCCATGATCGTATCGCCTTCGACAGCAATAGATGCGCCCTTGCCCTTGAGAATCTCGCCGGACGTAACATCATGCTGAACGACGCCAGCAACAGTATCAGTGATAGCAGTTACAGGCGTAACAGTTTCAGCGGCAGAGAACTTCACTGCACGGAATTTCGTCAGTGCTGCGGCAGCGTTATATCCCTTATGCTGAATGTAGTTCGCAGTTACACTAGCAGGCATTTATTTCCTCCTCTCTACTTTCCGACGTGACCGTAAAGGTACGACTGTGCCAGATCAGGATTTTGCTGAGAAACGTGAGCGATTGCAGCATCCTGGCTGAGATTGTCCTCAGTCATTGCAGTTCTGACAAGATCAGCAAACCGCTTGCGATCTTCGACAAAGTTGCGCGTAGGTGCAACATTCTCGGTCTGCTCGCTGTCACCCTCACGCGATGAACCTTCCTCGCCCCACTCCACAACGGCTTCCTTGGAAGACGTAAGGGTAAGAAGTTCTTTCAGATCATCCTGCGTGAACTGGCGAAGTGCAACACTCTTGTGTGCTTCCTCGATCTTCCCACGAACGAGAGTAGAGTAACCCTTCTTCTCACCCTCAAATCGTGCGAAGCCCTCCGCAAACGTGTGAGCAGCAGAATTGCGATCCTTCGTAGTAAGCTCCGCGAGAAGCGCAGCCTGCTCCGGATACTTGTCTGCAAACTCACGCTGCTTCACGGCGTCGGCCGTCGCGGTATTGAGCGGGACGATGATTTCATCGACGCGAGTTGCAATCAAACCTGCAAGATCATCGTCGCTAACATCTTCGCTAAACGCAATACCGAGGACGGTCGCCCTAGCTTCCATCCATTCTCTATTCACTGCAAATTCCTCCGTTTCCTGTACTTCATAGGCAATTGGTGGCGGATCACGCCTCCATCCTCCTTCGATGGCTTTGTCGTCTTTGCTCGGAGACTCACGTGGAGTAGGTTCGCCTCCAAGCCCTGTGCCTGGTTCCGAGTGTTCCTTCGATGCTTCATATTGCAGACGACCAGGGACACCCCAACCGTCAGGCCAATTAGTGTTATCACTCGTTGTCGTAACAGTTAGTGGACTAGTGATAGTTCCACTAATCATCGGAACCACTAGGCTAGTCTGATATCCTGATCCACCACCCCCTACTGTAGTTGGTAGAGACATACTCTCAAGAACTTCATCGAAGGTTGCAATACCGTCAACCATGCCAGCTTCAAGAGCTTGGTCAGGACTGACAATGCCACCCTCACCGAAGTTTTCACGGACATACGCATCATCCACACCCCGACCACGCGCAACTGCGCTAACGAACTTATCGTTCGTCTGGTCAACGAGACTTTGTAGATGACCTTCAGATTCAGGCGTAAGTGGCTCAAATGGAATAGCCTTAAAACGACCAGCCTTGATAATCGTTTGCTTTACGCCTGCCTGCTCACGTGCCTGACTTTCATCGGTATGCACCATAAACGTACCGATAGAGCCAATCTGACCTGATGGAGTCACGTACATCTTACTAGCCTGAGAAGCCAGGTAGTACGCAGCGGAGTTAGCGGCAGTATTGGCAACTGAGATAACTGGCTTGATTTCATTAGCCGCATGAATCTCGCTCGCCATCTCGTCAACCATATCGCTGAGTCCACCAGGCGAATCGATATCAAGAAGAATGGACTTGACCGCATCATCATGTAGAAGTCCATTGAACTCGTTACGAAACTGCTGAAGCGATGTAGCTCCACTCATTTCCGTCATCATGTTGGCCTTTGGGAAGATCGGCCCACTCAAGGACAAAACCCCCACAGAGCCTACACGCATTGCGAGTGGAGCATTGGCATTGTCAGGTGCATCAAATACCATTTGCTTGCCTGACATATGCTGATCCAGAATATCGAGGATCATACGCAACGCCGTGGGTGTTATCATCCACGGAGTAGACGTAACCTTGGTAACGATCTGTGAATAATCTTTCATAGCACTCCTACGGGTTAGTTTGATCGGCCGGGAGGTTGCTATTACCGTTGTTCTGTGAAGTCACGTCACCTTTCGTGGCAGGGTTATCTACGGGAGGCACACCCGGTGTGAGAGGAGCATCGATAATTTCGCGTACCCACTCCTCTGTTTCCGGTGTCCAATTGACAAGACCCTGTGCTTTCAGGTTTGCCATTGCAGACGCCCACTGTTGCAAGTCCTTCGTTTCGCCTAGATTCCTCGCACGAAGTTTCGGAAACTTGTCCGTAGTGAAATTGTAACCCACAAGGTAGGGGATGCAGTAGAGGTTGATCGCATCGCAGATTTGGTTCGCCACATAACGCAGTGACTTGTTGAACATGTCTTGCTGGCTTCCAGAAGTAGCACGTCCACCCCCTGCCCCGGAGATTCCGAGTAGCAAGAATTGTGTCATTGTATTGAGCATGATCTGGCCGTTGTGATGCTCAATCGATTCCATCACGTTCACAGGCTGACCCGGCAACTCAAGAAAGCGCAGAACCCACTTAGGCGGAATAACTGCGCCACCATGTTCGTTAGTGCGAATATTACGAACAAGCTCGGTGGCTGCAAGTACATCTGCATCCTTGTAACCTGGCGGAAGCTCAACAACCGGGAAGCCCATACCATGACGTTCCTTCTGAATACCGTCAATATTGTATAGGTTAGCCTTGAAGTACCAACTCCTGTACGCAGTTCTCAGGAGGGACTTCCCTTCCAGATTTCCACCCTTCCGATTATGCGTGAAGATGACAAGCTTTTCGATTGGAATTGTCTTCTCGACAGGCTTACCATCGGCCTGTACAGCATTCTGAATAACCTGCACTGGCCCACCGTTATTGTCATACTCAATCTCCTTGACTGTGGCGGTAGGACGAGGAGATAGCTTTCGCAGCATCGTGTAGACGCGCCTATTAGCCCCGGTTGCTTTGGGCGACCATTCGCGCTCCTCGTATACCTTCTCCATTACCGAGAACCCGAATTCATACATTCTGAGGATATCCTCAAGAACGTTCAGGAATGGGGAATTGGAACCTTCAAGAAGATTGTACTCTACGAACTCTGCAATAATCTGAGCTTCCTCAGATTCATCGAAAGCCTCTACGAAGTAGTTGGCTCCCATAACCGGCATCTTTGCAGCCCGGAGAGAAACGTCAACGGCAGCATCGCCGTTTGCCATTTCGTCATAGGTTAGGAACGCCTGTGATCGGTTAGCTAGAGCCGGAACTACGTCGCGTATAAGTCCACCACGCGACGAACCTAGCTCAACCCCCACAGCTTGCGCCTGGATTGACCCTTTGGCATTGTATGACGTGCCGCTGACGACTCTCCGAGGATCAGTAGTCGCAGTTGCCTGACGACCATTAATCCTATCCCACAGGGACGGCTTGCTTGGCGGCGTAAGAATCAAACCCGCGTACTGCGGATTCTCTAGTACATACTCAACTAGTTCGGTATCTGTGATCGTACTCAAAATCTCGCGTTCCTTGCCATAGGTGCATTATTTTGAAAAAACGTAAATGCCTCTGTCGGCTTGCCAGCACCGTAGATATCGCTCAGGGACGATCCGGCACCTGACTCGAAATACTGACCGACCAAGTAACGAAGTGCGTCAGGCCCGTGATCGTCATGCTTATGTTGACCTTCAGGGGCATTCTTGCCTTCCTTCGGGTCAGGAGCATGCAACTGATCCATCTGCCGAATCAAGTTTGTACACGACGGATCGATTGTCAACTTAGGCAGACCATTCGGTTGTACCTTCAGCAGACGCTTTACATGTTCGACACCGAGAGTCCACGACTCATGGGCGTTACCTTCTCCGATATCGCTACTGTATATCTGCACACCCGTGAGGATGGAGACAGTATTAGCCTGATCTGGCCCTCGGGGATCGCCTCCTCCCCAATCGACGTGATAATCGGGGGGATTGTCGGCACGTTGCAGGAGCAGATTTGCATGCTCAAAAGTGGTCTTCTCGGACACCTGATACTCGCGCCATACATGGAAGTTATCCTCCTGATCAATCATAACGTCGAGGCAGACGAACTGGTTTGTCCAACCATAGTCAAGTGCCCACACGTTAGTATTGAGCGGGTTGTACTCGATATGACGGACGTGGATACGCTGGTCGAATTCATCGTAAATCTTGCCAGCGTATGCAGTAAACTCAGCCGCAATCTCCTGTGCGAACCACTGCGGAGACTGACGAGCTTCCATTTCAATAATCTCGGAGTCCTCACGGCCGTCAGGATAAACGATAGGATTCTCCCATGCAGGCAAGCGCCATGATTCGTAGTTGGGATACGTCTCTCGATCCTGACCTAGCATCCACAAGCCCTGATACCAGTTGTATCCGCGAGGGGTAGATGCGAAAATTGCCCAACCACGTTTGTCTGCCAGCGCGGGACGTACATACTGTTCCCATGTTTCAGAGGTATGCCGTGCGGCTTCTGCCATTACAACGCCTGATAGCCCTTCACCCAAAAGGGTATCTTGACGTTCGGCTGATTTGACCTCAAGGATCGAACCCCACGGCATTTCGATCACCATGTCGCCCTGCTTGATATTGTACGATTTCTTGATTTTGTTGCCGAGTTTCAGTTTTCGTACAATGTTGGCAAAGACGACACGGAACTCTTTTTCACCTAGTGTGTACTTCGGGCCGACGATCCAATACCAGCCGGGATCGTCGTAGTCCATGAGAGCCGCAGTTAATTCATTACCGCCGAACGTGGTCTTTCCATAACGACGGCCACAGGCGAGGATTTTGAACCGTGCATCGGACTCATGGATCGCGGCCTGCTTAGGTGAGTGGGGCGTATAGCCCAACTGATCGAAGACATACGCTTTACGTTCTGGATCAATCATGTAATCAAGTTCATGACGAACGTTTCGTCATATCCTTTTTCTTTGCAATCCTTCATGACCTTGTTCGCATAGCGATAGTCAATGGGGAGCTTGGCGAGAATGGTGGCATTGCGCTTAGTGAATCCACCATGACGAAGCCACTCGACGCGCCACGTAATTTCGTCGGTTGGCTTATCTATATCGACGGCAGCTTTCATCAGTCGTCCTCCACCCTAAAGAAGATTGGCCCGAGGATAGGAGCTTCAGTACCAGACGTATACTTGAGATACAGCTTGTATTCTTCAGCCGGATCATACGCCGAGAGAGTAGTAGTGATCTTGCAAACTGCCGTCATTGGATAGTCCGTATCCAATAGCGCAACGATGTTGGTTTCACAAGCAGCGTTATCTGACTTCTTCTTGGTATCGAACGTCAGATTGCTCACGGCAGTAAGCGTGGTGACATTGTTGAGTCTATCGCCAAGGGCGACTAGAAGTGACTCGACCGATCCTTTCTTTATAACCTCCATAGCATCCTCCTAGTCTCCATTACGACCCAACGTGCTGCATGCACGATAACTTGCCAACGACTAGTAACTCCAATAACATGCCATCGCGTCTGTGGTTGTGCAATTGTCCATCTACGTGTGTAGCCAACAATCTCAAGCTCCATCTGAGGAATCTCAGCAGCTTGGGTAGACCTCGGATGCCAGAGAAGTAGAAGGGGCATTTAACCTTGTGTGGGATAGTAACCTGCACCGACATAGGGGAACGGATCTTCTGTAGCACCACCGCCTCCACCTGCTTCGGTAAGTGTCTGCGAGAATTGCAACCATGAATCACCAGCAGCCGATGAGGATGGGCCATCTAGAGAGATTGCGCCATAGTTTGTGCCAGTCTGTAGTGATCCCTGAATATCATCTGAACAATAGTAAACGCGCAATCGGATTCGCTGATTGGCTGTAATGCTTCGATCATCGCCAGCAAACCACATCGTATAAGCGGTATCCGTAGTCGTTCCTGACATTCGCCCTAGTGCCGATGAGTTCAATTTCGCATTGGCCCAAACTACTGCACTAGTTCCATCATCATTGCAAACAGCGAGTTCAGCCCAGATTGAAAAGATATTGCTTGAGCCAGTGCCTTGACGTGCGCGAATGTTCATTTTAACCAGACCGGACAAAGTTTGTGCAGCGAGTGCAGGTGTATACCAATCGACAGGATAGCCATAGGTCACTACAAGGGACATGTCCTTGGCGGAATCCGTAGTCCATGAACCACCGCTGTTATTCGACGTGGCATAGATGCCATCAGCGTATGTACCCGTGGAAAATCCGTTTGGAGTAATGTCGAATACTCCTGCCGTATCGTTTTTCAGAACACCCCAATACTGCGTACCCTTAACGAGAGTTTCGTGATTAGCAAACCTACAAAAGTTGTTAGGCCCGTAGCCAGTAAACGTACTAGCAGCAATCGATGAGCCTGGTTGTCCTGAACTATCCGCATGAACGTCCATCAGTGGGCCATCGTCAGGGCCAATAATATTGATGCTCATATGCATCTGACGAATATCGGGATCGCCCCAACCCGTAGGAATCTGGAAGCCCTGAGCGTTTCGACGTGCAGTAGTCGTATTGGAATCCATTGCGATAACACCACTACCACCGGCAGCGACATAAGCATGCTCACTACGAAAAGGAATGACACTTTGGTAAAGATCATTGTCGTTGTCAGCACCCGCTGTACCAGTACCCGCTGACCAGGCGGCAAGACTCTCTACGGAAGTCGAACCGCGAGTAGTTAGCAGCTTTCTTGCGCTTCTTTTCGTCACGACCGGCGTATCTGCGTCAGTACGAAGGTAGTAAGTTGAGCCTGACGGTGTAGTTGTCAAAAATGTAACTGTTTCATTGATCTGAACCCAACTATCACCATCGGCACCGCCAGTACCACCATCGATACCAATGTTGCAGCTACCACCAGCACCCATTGTGCCTGCATCATCAATCCATATGATAGCCATAATACGATCGCCCTTATTAAACGCCGTAGAAGTAGGCGTTGCAGTCCAAGTATAGAGCGCCCTTGTCGTAACGGCTACCTCGGTAACATTTGCCGAAACCTTCACTACCGTGACAGTATCACTATCAGCGGAAAACTTGTAAAGATCACACTGAAGCGAAATGTTGTCGGCCATGTTATTCTCAGCGGCCCAGAAGTTGAACGTTAGTGTTCCTGAGAGCGTAAAGTCGGCGCTCACAGGCTCGCTAATCCAACATGCGGGAACCGTTCCTGAGCCGTAGGTCGTTCCTCCACCAAATTCAAGTCCGGCAGTTGGGCCAGCTACCGATGCCCTGGTAAAAGAAGTAGCTGCACCACCAGCAGTTGTAGACAATGCCAAATTTACATACGGCCCACTGCCGATCTTCTTCGGCCACTGTACGTTGGTAATTCCAGGCTTGCGTGTACTACTTGCTAGAGCATTGCGGAAAAATAGCTTGGTAGCCATCAGCTAGTCCACCATCGTCGCCAGGGTCGCCACTCTGGTTTCTCCGCATTCAAGTTCTTCTGACCGGGCCAGCCGTCTATGCGAAAGAGTACGCGCTTCCATAACGGTGTTTGTAGAGTTAGCATTCGCTTCTCTAGATCGCGTATTATTCGCCATTGTTCAGTTTGATTTACCTGTAGATTCTCAATTTCTGGATCAGAACTCATATCCCCACACGTTTACTGTGAGTGGGTTAATCGCAGCCGATGTAGTCAAGTGGATTTCCTCGTCGGGGATGCCATGCCAAAAACCTTGTGCTGACCAACCCGGCTTGAGCGTTGCTGATGATGCGAATTCACCGTCGAAGATTGCACGATCAGTACCACGTGTGTAAGTGGTATCAGCGGTAAGTCCAAACCAAAGCTGCACAGCGCCAGCAACCGTTCCACCAGCTTGTATCTGAACGCTGGTTACACCGATGCGCTTACCCGATGCAGGCGACCAAACATCTGATCCTGTCTGCGTCGTCGTGGTCTGCACAACCTTGTTAATGATCGCATACGGAATCTCATGTGGAGCAGGTTGTGCAGCCGGATATCCAAAGTGAGCAGTCGTCTTGATTGCAGTAGTTGCACCAAGCGTCGTAACAGTACGAACACGATGCTGTCGCCAACCACTAGTCTTGACTCGATAGACTTTGCCCGAGGTCGGTGTTGGGTTAGTTCCGGTCAAACCAATACCAACTGGTTCCTCTATGAATTCTGCACCGACCCAGTTTGTATCGTCCGCCGTAACTTCAAAGGTAAGTGTACCCGACGTAGATGTACCAACATAGTATGAAACAACGTCGGCACCATCGACGTTGCGGGTAATCGCAGAGTTTACAGCAGTACCGAGGTTAGACGGATCGGCCTTGATATCGAATCCAGGGCCGATACCAAAGATCGGTACTGTTGGCGCAGTCGTCGTATTGGGAGCAGTAGCCATAGCAGCAATGCTTGTAACAGGCTGCCACGCCGATCCATCCCATACGTAACCTTGTGATTGTGGACTTGGCCTAACGTCCGCCATATCTCTCCATTATGTAAGGGGGTGGAGTTTCCCCCACCCCCTATGTTGTTAGCTGGATTAGCCTGCGTGCATAACTGCCGAATAAACGTCAGCAGCTTCAGAAGCATCGAGGTTTGTACGAATCAATCTGAAACCATCGAGTCCTGCGGTTGCAGAAAACGTGTGCTTCCAGAAATCAGGATGCTCAGGCTTGAAAGTCTGAGTCTGTCCTGCGGCAGTGAAGAACACTGCGAGAGTCGTACCAACGGAGTTATCGACGTACTGAAGCTCACCCTTCATCGGCACCGAAGCACCCATGATAACGGAGTAGACGGACTTCGTTGCGGCACCGAAATCAGCCGAGTCATGGTTGGACGTTGAGCCTGCCGCAAGAGAAGCGGCAGTGTTGTAGTTGGGGGTCGGAGAAGTAGGTGGAGAAGCAGCGCCGCCACCCGTGATTACATCGACCTGCAAGCGGCCGGTGTTTGCGGTACGAACACGATCCCACGTCGTTCCATTGAATCCCATCAGGAAGACTTGGTTCTGTGCAAGCCCCGCACCGGGGTTAGCGAGTGCGTCAGCAAGAGTAGCTGCACTCTTGGCCCTGATCCAGTTAGTCGAACCATCCCACAACATTCCGGCTGCACCAATCATGGAAGTAGTGGGGTTACCAGTCGTATCCGACAAAGCTGCGGCGGCAGGCAACTCAGTGTCAACCGTCACAGTTGCAGAAGATGCGGTAAGGTTAACGCTCAGTCGGCCGGATGCGTCAACTGCACTTCTCTGACCGCGAGTGGTCGCATCCTCAATGACCATAACCTGCGCTCGCTTGGAATCGATACGTGCTGCGGCTGTATCGTTCTCGGTGAGTCCAGTACCAGCGGTTTCATCGAAGATGAATCCTGCAACCCCCACAGAGGAGGTACCGTCTGTGAAGGCAGCATTGTCAACCAACACGTTTGCAGGAGTACCGCCACCGCCTGTAATCACGTCAACTTGCAGACGCCCTGTGTTAGCTGTGCGGACGCGATCCCACGTAGTGCCGTTGAAGCCCATGAGGAAGACCTGACCCTGTGCAAGTCCAGTACCAGGGTTAGCAAGCGCATCGGCCAGCGTTGCTGCACCTTTTGCACGATCCCATGTAGTTCCATTGAATACATGACTGAACACACCGACACTTGTAGTCGTCGGGTTAGCAGTTGCATCGGCAAGTGCAGCAGTAGCAGGAAGTTCCGAGTCAACCGTGACCGTACCCGTAACCGTGGTTGACGTGAGAGAAACAGGAACAACCGTACCGGATGCAACACCTTCAATCAGTAGTGCGCGACGAGTAGACAGACGAAGGTTCGCAAACTGGTTTTCTGTAACCGTCGTCGTACCAGTATCGTCAAGCTGTGCCTGAATACCGACTGCCTGAATTCCTGTACCAGTGGAATCCTGGGCAGTAGCGGCGGACTTTGCACGATCCCACGTTGTACCGTTCCACGTGAGATTCGCTGCACCGACCATACCGGCGGTCGGGTTTCCTGCACCGTCTGCCAAAGCAGCAGCAGTTGAAAGCTCTGTATCTACTGTGACAGTTGCAGATGACGCTGTTAGATTGACGGAGAGACGACCGGACGCATCGACTGCAACTTGCTGCGATGGAGTAGTTGCATCCGAAATCTTCACGTCGGGGAGTACGCGAACGTCAGCCATTAGCCTTCCTCACCCCCTTCGGGTGGATTGTCGAGTGCTTCCAAGTTGCTCTCCTGTTTCTGAATCTCAAGCTTCGATGCCTCGATATTTTCCTTGTTTCGTTCGATCTTCTCGTAAGTTTCCATTATCTCAAGCTCTTGTGATTCGATCATGAACTCAAGGCGCTTGATTTCAGCGGAAATCCGCTTACGAATCAAATCCTGTGGGCCTGGGCCTTTATCAGCCATCAGTCATCGTCTACAGGAACACCGAACTTGTCCTGCGCTTCTTGTAAATGAACCGGGTGCGCCAGTTCATTGAGTGAAGTAGCTGCAACGACAATCGAATCCCGCTTTGATCTTTTCTCGACTGTGGCTTTGGCGGCGTCGGGAGAAGCCGCTGAAACCTCAAAAAGTTCATACACGACCATTTTGGGCATCGGGTTCCTCCCTCTCGGTTATGATGCCTGTCTCGATATTCAGATCGAACCTCTGTGGTAGACCATACTCCTCGATCAGTGCATTCTGGAAGACCTCTACATAGTTGCTCGCAGCGTGGTATTCCATATTCTTTGAAAGCAGGAGCCTATGTCGATTCTCATACTCTAGTCTTTCGTCCTCAGTCAGAGTATGCAAGACCTTAGGCTTTCTCTTTCTCTTAACAGGGGCTTTGGTCGGCGCGACCTTCCCTGATTTATCTCTCCTAACGTCAGCCATTACGGTGTGACCTCATCCCAAAATAGTGTTGTACGAACATCGGCTGCTTGGTTAACATCAAGGTTCGTGATTGATACTCCAAACGCTTTACCAGCGCCCCCTGCTAGTTCAATCCATTTCCCTCCTATCGGAACGCGCCAGGGGAACGTTTCACCTGGGCCTGTATAAATTGAAGTCCGTGTAGTTCGTGCGCCATTGACTACTTGGATATCACATCGAATCGGCACAGAGCAACCAATGTCAGCACCTAGTAATCTACCGACCCTACCAGTAGCAATATCCGCTGCTGTCAAATCAACATTGCCTCCTGCTGATAGGTTTGTCGATACAAGGATTTGATCATGAGGAGACTGTACAGCAAAGCCGATAAGCTGTATCTGACCAAATGCACCAGCATCATCGGTTGCAACCTTGACAGCAACATCGCCTGCGCCGGTAAGTGGTAGGTTAACGCCATCAGCCATTATTCAATGCCCTTCAGTCGCTCGATCAGTGACAAGAATTCGTCGGCTGGCGATAACAACGAATGTAAAAAGTCCTCATAGCTCTGTTCTATCGACTTCCCTGTGAATCCTTCTGCTTTTGCTCTTGAAACCTTTGATACTGTAGGAAACGGTACTTCGTGGCATCTAGTGAAGGGATTGTAAGCAACTCTAGCTCCCACGCGGCGATTATTAGTTCCAGTTTGCTGCTTACCCTCTTTTGAGCCTTGAGTTTCACTTTCGTTCTCAAGTGCTTCAAATGACTCTTGACTGTCTCGGTACTGATAAATAGTACCTTTCCTATCTCCGGGTTTGTCAGTCCTAATGCTGCAAAGTGCAGTACCTCTAGTTCCCTAGAGGTAGGTACGTCTCGTCCAGCATAATCAATATCGTCTGGAAACCTGGAAGTCACTAGCTGACGGCACGGCTAGCCTAGGAGGTAAAGACACGAACATCGACAGATGCAGAGTTTGTACCATCGGTAGCAGTGACCCGATATGTACCTTCCTCAGTCGGCGTCCAATCCAACGGCTTTGCAAGCGCAGCCGCACCACCAGTCAGAGTACCGGCACCGAATGCGTTGGTTGTCAGTGTCTCAGTGCTAACAATACTATTACCGACAGTTCCAGGCTGACGTGCATAAAACACAATCGTGGTAGCCGTCTTTGGCCCTGCGAAAACGTCGTTATTCTTGGGCGTACCAAGTCCGTAAGTAACACCCTCACCCGCACCGTTGTTGACTGCGGCCTTGATATTGTCGAGTGTATCGGTCGCGGCAGCACCAATACGAATCTCGTTAGGCAGAAGCGTATTCGTTCCTGACCTAAGCGTATAAACCTGTGTACCAAGTGTGAGTGTCTCACTCGTCGAGGGCTGTCCCGTCGAGGTAAGCGTCACAGTGGCATGATCTGCTAGTCCTGCACTACTAAATGCCCCTGCCGCTGACGATGTAATTTCAGACTTCACACCTGGCCCAACAACCTCAACTACGCATTCTGTCGAGTTAGCAAATCCCTCACCCAAAATTGCAATAGGCTTACCTACGATGCCCGGATTGGGTGTTGCAGTAAGTGATGCCATAAATACCCCTTTCGCCTAGTCCTTTTGTTTGACGGTTGCCCGTGCGCCTTCCATACCTTCGATCAGTTCGCGGATCGGATCGACAGACGCCTTACCCTGATCAAGCAACTTGTCGTATCCCCACATTGCAACTTTGGCTTTGAGCGCGTCAGACTGGCTGTGTCGCACAGTATGACGTAGGGCTTGCAGAAAGTCAGACTTCAGGTCTTCGATATCACTAAGTGCAGACTTGCTGGTAGAGCCTTCTGCTTCGTTATCAAGGAATTCGCTTTCAAGTGCATCCTTCAGTTCCTTGAGGCGATCGGACTCGTCTGCATTAAGTCCAAGATCGTCGTTAATCGACATTATCTACCACCACCCTCTCGACATACGCGACGGCGATAATTGGAAGTGCATATCGCCAGGGAACGCGGTTCATTGCACACGACGATACACGTGGCCCAGGGCTTGTATCAATTGTCACATGCAAGTTTACACCCCCATGTAGTTTAAGAACAACGGTAGTGGACTATTTGGCTCTGCGACGAAAGAATGCTTCTTAAATCCAAGACTTTCGGCCAGGCTTGACGGATGGTCGTGTTGCCAATCCTGCAAATATGCAATTACCCTGCAAATGACCACTATGCAAGTAATAGTTTTGCTCAACCATGCATAAATGCAATGATTCGTCTGTGGCACAGAACGCAACCACAACCGAGGGAGGCTCCATGCAGACGCTACGGCGCTTGCAAGTTCGCTCCTTGCATGCTCACGGCCGCAAGAGGGTCAACGCTGATAGTTGGCTCACGGCGCTTGAATCGCGCTATGCGGAGAACATGCAGGCAACCGGGCAGATTGTCCGGGCAATGGCTCACGAATCGGACAATGACGGACGCGGGACGGTTGCGGACTCCGCGCTAGGGGTCAACGCAACCGAGGTTAGGCACAGTGAGCGATGGCTAGGCAAGCGGGACGAAAGCAAGGATTACGGTTGCTATTCGATCCGGCCGGATGGCACTAGGGTGCCATTCGAGCCAAGCTCCGACGACAAGCCTAGGCAAGCTCCGAAACCAGCACCAGCCAAGCCGTACACCAGACTCCGGAAAACCTACCTTTAGCAACCAGCCAAGCTAGGCAGGGATCACACCCTGCCTAGCTTTTACCCTATCCCTACAACCAAGGAGGCACGGCGCTACATACGCGCAAAAGCGACCGTAAATTTCGTGCCAAGGGAGGAACACAAAATGCGTGGTAATAGCACCATGAAATCTAAGCGTGTTCATGGTCAGTCTGCGAATACGATCATGAATTTGCAGATTGCGATGGAACACTGTAAAGAGCCGGGATGCAAGAATCCCGTAATTGCAACACGTAACCCGAACGGGGTTACGAAAATCCGGGCATGCATCGAACACGTCTGCACAGGTGTGAATCCGCGTAGGAAAGTCGAGCTTCCCTACTACCACTAGAACAGACGTTCGATCCTTTACAAATCCATCATATGATGTGAGTATGCGTATACTCACATTTGCCTGAAAACCCCTGCAAAACAGGGGTTTGTACAGCGAATATATGAAGTTTGCAATCTTCGCTAAAAGGTCTGATGGAAACTGGTAAAGAGTGACCACTATCCTTTGGAAAGGGGTGATTTGCAGGCTGTTTACCAGTAGTTACTAGTTCATACGTAAGGTATACGGGTGCTTATCCTGAAATCGAGGATGAAATTTACGTTATTTTGCAAGTCGGAAACCCCTAAATAGGAGAACAATCATGAAAGTCCTGTACGGTTTCGTAGGATTGCGTATCCTACTCTACTACTCGCTCTTGCGAGGCAACACAGCCGATCCGCATACGTGGAATTTGCCTAGCGTTACAAGGTAAACTCGTACCCTTGACAGCCATGCTACAATGAAATTAGGAGGGCAAACACGAAAGGACACCATGCCACGTAGCGTATGGATACAGATTCAGAAAGTCATTCAGGATCGTATCGAACAGTATCCGACAAGCGAGAGTTACCGCGAAGGATGCGGATATATAAAGGGTCATGGATCGTAAGCTTCGCAAGCTACACCGTAAGGTGTAGCATGCAAATCCTACGAACTTGACAGCGTAGGTACAATAGAAATAGGGAGGAGGTTAACATGCCTAGCAAGCTCATTCTTGATATGGCACCCGTCAAGCAGACTGACAACACTGTTGTGTTTTCAGAGAAGCTGGACGAGTCAAATCCGCTGAGCTTCCGCCGCGTTTCTGGACTCTACATTCAGAAGCGTGACCTGAAGGATATGGGTTGGACGGGAGACAGCTTCAAGCTGACCATCGAGGCCAGCTAAGCAAGTCACAGGGGTAACACTGAACTTGAGCATCCTGAAATAACTTAGGGGGTACGATGATCACCATAGAGGAAGCCAAACAACTTCAGCACCGTGATAGATTGATTGACTCACGGGATGGCGCACGTTGGTATGTAAACGGTAGAATACAAACATGGAAGCGTGACGCTAGTAGAATCCGCGTTCCACTAAAGCATGGACTCTACCAGTACGGTGCGCTGCATGATTCTGACTTCACGAATGGAGTCTGTGCGTACATGACCAAGGAAGGGTGAAATGTTTACGAGTCAGCACTACAACGCGGTTGCGAAAGTCTTGCATGACTCGCGCAATGCCGCGATAGAATCGGAGAATTCGACACAGGCTGTACCGTACAAGTTTTGGTATGACCACGTGTATACGCCTATCGTGAAACTCTTTGAGGAAGACAATCCTCGCTTCTCCACTGTGAGCTTTTGCTATGCGGTGGCGACCGGCGAATACGTGTCGAGGCGAATGGACAAGAAATCATGACCGAGCAACAGCGTAAGAGACTTGCCGAGTACCTCGATGATGAGAATATCGAGATACGTACCATCGAGTATCCATCGGGACTTTCCAAGGATGGAAGGGCATTACTGGATGCTGTCAAAGTGTACTATCACATGACAATTCCTGAACGTGGAGAGAAGCGTGGGTACATCGATTGGTATGGCCCTGATGGATGGCATGTCAACACAGAATACAAGGGGGTCATTGCATGAAGATCGTGGAAGATCATATCATGGAGGAATCCGAGGAGAAGCGTTACCGTATGTGTGAACCTCTGGTACAGGATATCGATACAACTATCTTCGATCCGGAATCACCTACGCTTGTCGGAGATATCTTCCGATATTCGCAAAAGGAATTCGGCCGATGCGTAAGCAAAGTCTACCAAGATACCAAGGATGGCGTGAAAGCTGTCGGATGGGTATTTCAGAAGCGTGAGCGTTATGAAGATTCACGTGAGACATTCATCCATGAAACGTGGGTAAGTCTTTATGATGAATGGCAACCGACAATCATAAAGAAACCACACTTCATTGCGTAGATTGAACGGAGAGTAGCGGCATACGCCCGGTACAGGTATTAGGATGAGGCTTAGTCCAAGACTCCGAATCCTTCAATCCGACGGGATTGGCTTAGGGCCGGAAACGCCCCGCTACTCTCCGTAGAATCTACCAAGGGAGGCAACATGTCATTTACTCAGGGTACATTCGCTGAGCGTCCTTTGCTTGGTTGGCCCGGTATTACTATGCGTATGACTTTGATGCATGGTAAGTTCGTTGTCACATGTACCAACGACAACACAGGGCAGGCTAAGTTTCTCTACGAGGGCACAGAGTTCGGTAGCGCAGCTACCTGCTATAAGCATCCGTTCGTGACTTCGTTCGATGAAGTCAGTGAGATTACTGATCTGGTCACAGCCTAATGGATATCGCAATTGCTATAGCAATCGTGATACTTCTAGCAGGATTACTGGCAATTAGCAGGGGGCAGTAGCTTTATCCTACCAGGCAATAAGGGACTGCTTTACACGGCCGCGCAGCACAACCAATAAACCAATCATGTACGGAAAGGAATACAGATGGCCGATGCGAGAATCACGGTAAACTTCACTCCCGCAGAGTTTGATCTGATCCGAGAGTCTTTGGAGTGGGCACGTAACAACCACGAACGGACTTCCAGGGATAACGAGAACGAGCGCATTTTGCGCGACCAGGCACGGAAGGACGCTTT